CGGCCTCCGCGCTCAGTTGCCCCACCGTCTTATCCATTGTCCTGCTCCCTCGCCTTCAGCTCAGCCAGGCCCTCGTCCCGGGCCACATTCAGACGCAGCCGCGCCTCGTCACTTCCGACAGTGGGCAAGTCCCGCATCAGGCGCTTCCAGACCGCGTCGATCACCAGCTCGCTGGTGTGCCGGGGGATACCCAAGACCTCCCACCACGGCTCCTCTGGCGGCTCTGCTGTAGGCGCTGGCAAGGCCAGGAAGCCGGTGAAGGCCGCGTCGGTGATCGCGGTGCAGCCCCGCATCTCGGGCCCGCGCATGTCCCTGATCGAAAGGCCGATGGCGCGGATGTTCTTCCAGACCCGGTCATAGGTGTCGCAGGGGATGCAGATCTGTTGCCCCTTGCGGGTGAAGTAGACCGCCACCCCCGGATCGTTGGGCTCCCGGGCATTGGAGTAAGGCATGCCGTCGCGGCGGGTGGGCACATTCGACGACACGATCAGGTCCTTGCCGCCGGACAGGAAGACCTCCTTGACGAGGTCTTCCGTCGCCCTGCCGGGCGTGACCTGGAAGCTCCCCAAGACGCGCTTTTGCGCGGGGGTGCGGGGGACGTGGTGCGGCCACTGCAGGGGGAAGGCGTCGACGGTCATTTCTTCCCCCACAGGATCAGCCAGAAGCCGACATGGATGAGGTTGCGGTAGGGTGCATCGGCGTGGCTCGCGCGGTAGCGGCGCGGGATCCAGCGCCAGGTGAGGATCCGGGCGAAGGTCATTCGTCGCTGCTCCCTGCGAAAAGCCGTGGCGGCCGCGCCCTGCGCGGCAAGGTCTTCGGGCGACGCATCGGCCTGATGTGGAAGGGCGACGACTGGTGATCCGGGAACCGCAGCACGAGGCTCTGGATGGCGGGATGACCCATCACCATCAGGTCCTCAGCCGTGGCACCGTAGACCACGATGTCGAAGGCTGGCAGAAGCGTGGCCTTGTCGAACATCATCACCCGCGCTGCTTTTTCGTGGTCGATCACGATGACGCCCCCCGGGCCAGCTGCAGGGCAGCCATCCGCACGAACGTGCCAGCCTGCAAACCCTCGCTTGCGGCCGCCACGACAATCTCGGCCTTCTCCCCCTCGGTGAGGCTGACCTCGATGCGTTCGGTCCTTCTCTGATCCGGTGTCTTGCTCATGGTGTCCTCTCTTTCGCTGACCTATGTTCCCGTAATTCGCCGGGAAGTCAACATAAAAGACCCGGCATCTTTCGATGCCGGGTCAGGTCGCGGGGTAGGATGTCGCCAACCCCCGCGAGGGAACAACTTACCGCAGCTTGAAGCGCGCCTTGCAGGCCGACAGCTCGGCGTTGCGGGCTTCCTGCGTGGTCGGGCGGAACTTGATCGTGTTGCCCACCTTCTCGCACTTGGCACCCCAGCCGGTATTGGTGCCTGCACTCTTCGACGAGGCGGCGACCGGCTTCGACCAGTCCTTCTTGGCGGCGGCGCGGCGCTCTTCCTTGGTCGTGCAGTCTACCAGGCCAGCAGCCTCCATGGCGCTGCAGGCGGCGGGATCCCGGGCGGCAAGCATGAGCTGCGCGGCCTTGTACGCCTTGGCGTCACCCGCTGCGCCCATGACCATCAGCATGCAGGCGCTGTCGACCTTCATGCCGCCAGCTCCAGCGCCGGAACCGATGACGCTGACCTGGAACGTGGCTGGGGAATAGGCGCAAGGGTGCCCGCCGCCGAGCGCCAGACCGCCTAGGGAGGGGGCGGTGGCGACTTCCTGGTAGACACGGTTGTCTTCGCCGGGCTTCTGTCCATAGTTGTTGATCTGCGATCCGGCAATCGCCCCGGTGGTGACGTCGACTTCCGAACTGGCCGCGCTACCTGCGACGCTGGACGAGGATTGCGCCAGGATCGGGCCCGCATACAGCAGGGCCAGCGAGGCGCAGATGGTGAGAACGATCTTCATGGGGGTGGTCTCCTGCATGAGGGGGAAGGGTGAGGGTGAGGCGCGTGCGCCTCACCCGATCTCGTCACCAGAGCCAACCGCGCCAGCGGTCAGCATCGGCTCTGGTCAGGGCTGAAAAACCCCGAGGCCGCCGAAGGCGAAGGCCGCCGAGCCGGCAGCGCCAGCCGAGGACGAACCCGAGAAGCCGCCAGCGCCGCCCTGCGAAGCCGAGCCATTGATGGCGGTGTTGGTCCCGGTCGAGACCGTCGAAGTGGTGGCACCCGACAGCAGGCCGATGGTGCCGCCGATGCCGATGCCCGCCGAGTAGTTGCGGTTGGACACCAGCGAGCCGGTCACGGCGACGCCGTTGCCGAGCGAGCCAGCGCCACCCAGGGTCGAGAACTGGTGGCCAGCCTCGGACTGCGAGACAGCGCCGGTGCCGAGAACGACCTCAGCCGAGAGAACAGCCGCCGACAGGAAGAGCGCGGCGGTCGAGAGCAGAATTTTCTTCATGGTGGTCTCCTTGCAAGTGCTGCCCTGGATAGGGACCCCCGGGTCGGGCAGCTTCACCCCAGGGGAAAGACGATGATCCGAGACATGGGATCACGCAAGCGTGTTCAGGCGACGGCGACCCAATCCTCTGCCAGCATGTCGGTCTGGCTGGCGAGCCAGGGCACATACTTACCGTCCGCCGTCCGCATTCCGATCCACGGCAGGAGCGGAAGCTCCTCGAGGGTGGCGGGTTGGTTGGCCATCCCGAAGCCGTGGATTATGTACGTCCCCGCGACAGGCGTGGTCAGGGAAAGCCACATGCCCTTGCCGTTCCAGCCTTCGCGGGCGACCTTGAAGCCCGACTTCAGTTCTTCCAGTGCCCAGCCAAATGTTCCGTCCATTACGCTGCGATCCCTTCGTTTCGATTGTTGCGTTTGCGGGCGAGGTAGCGGTGCAGGACGACCCCGAACTCGGGATCCCCGCGCCAGTGCCCCTCGATCCAGATCTTCCACTGGCCGTGCATCATCTGCCCATGCAGCGAGGTGGGTGAGACGCGCCAATGCCCCGAGACGAAGTGCAGCGCCTTGCCGTGCTCCCCCGGCTGGTGGGGCCGGTTCATGCCCGCCGTGACGGACCGGGTGACGGTCACGTTGGTCAGCTTCACCGTCTTGCCGCTGCGCTCCAGGCGACGCCGCGCTGCGCGCGGCAGCGCGCCTTGGGTGCGGGCCGCGATGGGCATGGCCAGGAACTCGCAGGCCGCAGAGACGTAGCGCCCAATCGCCACCGCCTCCGTCGGCGCGGCAGGGTCGATGACCGCGCCCACCCGAAACTCATGGAGGGGGCGCACTCGGTTCTGCGGCAGGCGCTCGTCCATCCATTCGTCCTTTTCGAGGATGGAGATTGCCCGGAGTTCCGCCGCGGACAGGTTCCCTTCCACCATCCGAACCTGAAGCTTGGCGGCAGTCTCACGCATGATCGAGACGATCTTGTTGTGCAGGAGGTGGCCTGCGAAGGTGCAGCGCAGGCTCCCGTCGCCGCGGTCCTCGGCATAGATACCGAAGCTGCTCTCCCGGTCCTCGCCGCCGGAGACATAGAAGAGCGTGTGGCGGGCCGGAAGCCGACCGCCCTGCAGCATCGGGGCGTCAGCCTCCATGGCCGCCTCGACCATCTCGTCGACGAAGGGCACGACAGCCGTCATGTCGTAGATCTGCGTGTCGACCGTCAGGATGCCCGCTTCCAGCCAGCGCTCGACATTGGTGGCCAGGTCAGACATGCCGCCACCCCATGAAGTCACAGGTGTTCCGCAGGATCTGCGCCAGCATCGGGTCGATCTGGTACTTCTCGATCGAGTGGGTGAGGTTAATGGCGCTCTCCCGGCCACGCTCAGATGCCGCCTTCCAGTCGCAGATCATCTCGACCACGTCGATGAGGCTCATGCCGGCGATGCCGTTCTGGTAGTGCTCGGGGTGGTGCGGGTTTCTGGCGTAGTGGTGCTTCAGCATCGGGGCCAGGAGCGCGGTGCGGCGGGAGTATTCCTCGCTGCCGTAGGGCGCCGGACCCTCGCGGTCGATCAAGTCCTGCATCTCCTGCAGCGGTCCTGCCTCGATGGGCTCGAACTTCGATCTGTCGTGGTGGATGGCACGCGACGCCAGGAGCATCCGGAACTCACCAAGGATCTCGCCGACCCGGGCAATGTGTGCTGTCGTAACTTCGTTGGCGGTAGGCATGAACAGTCTCCCTCTTGATCTGAACCCTATAGAAGTGCCCTCAGTTTCGCAAGAACCTTGTGATGGTTGCCGGACCTATTTTCGCAGGCTATGTTTTAGGCATGACGTTCATCATGTGGATCAGAAGTCAGCCAGATCCGAGGCTCACCACCTGGGCTTCGCGACTAGGTACGTCTGCTGGTTACCTCCACGACCTGCTGGCAGGTCGGAGACGACCGAGCGAGAAGATGCGGCAAGAGATTGAGCGTCTGACGGAGGGTGCCGTCCCGGCTTCCTCCTGGGAGGCCTCCCGAACTGATAATCCCACGCCCGGTACAGGTGGGAGCGATACGGCACCACCTGCCCCTTCAGTAGCCGGTCGCGATAAACCTTCGCTTCCTGCAGCTGGTCTGTGGTGAGCGGGGTATAGACCCCGCTCGGATCAATCGTCGGGTCACCAGCCATCTGCCCTAGTGCGTGCAGAAACCCATCCAGCTCCTCGAGGCAGGGACGGCTGCGCAGGAACGCGGTCAGGTTCATCCTTCGCGCCTCTGGTGTGCATCCAGAACCTTGCCGACCTCATCCATTGCTACATTGATGATAGCTTGCGTCAGGCGCTGGATGAGGTCGGCATCCAAATCCCGGGTCTTCATGTTGACGGCGTTCTGCTGCATCAGGAAGTTGGCCATCGAGGCTCCTGCCAGTTGCAGGGCCAGGCACTCCATGCATATCCCGGCTTTCTTGGCGCTTATGCCGACTGCCTCTATCGTGGTGCGGGCGATCTCGGGGATCAGGTCATGCCGACGGTCGCCACCGCCGCCACCCCCGTGGTTATGTTGATCAAGCGGCATCAGTGCATCCTTCCTGCCTTCTGTTGCAACCGCCAAGCCTGTTCGGCCTTGCCGATCAGGTCAACCGCATCCCCAAGCTCTCTCTCAATGCCGGGGTCGTTCGGGTTGACCTTTGATACCCCCATCACCGCCAGGATGAGGGCCATGGGGGCAAGGTCCTCCTTTCGCATCCCCTCGACCCGACGGGCGGCCTCGAGGGATTTCTCGAAAAGGTCACGATCGACCTTGAGCATGGCCGCGCCGATCTCGCGGGCCTCCTCGATGGTCATGCGCAGACGATCCACCATGTCAGAAGTCCTCCCTCAGGAACTCGGCCTTGGAAAAGGCTTGCCGAAAGGAGTGAACCTCGGAGGCGCTGATGGTCAGGTCGCCACACTTGGCCCAGGTCTCCTGTCCCGTGCGGCGCGAGAAGACCCGAAGGTGGACATGTCCACCAGCCTCCTTGTAGCGCACGCGGTACTCGTGATGCACTTGTCCAAACAGGGCGCTCATACCATGATCTCCGGTGGGGTTGGGATCGCCACGTTCTGCGGCCGCCAGAGGTGGAGGCAGAAGGGGTGGCGACTGATGTGGTCATTGACCGGGGCGTGCAGCTCCATCGCCCACTCGTCTTCGCGGAAGAAGGTCTGCTTGATCGCCTTCATCTCGTCGTAGAGTGGGCAGCGGTACGACAGGCTGACGCTGACGTGATCCCACCCGAGACCGTTGGACGCAACCACCAGGATGTCGCCAAGCTGCGCGGCGATGACCCATGACCCCTCGACGTCGAGCGACGGCCCGGCCTCGTGGATGGTGGCGCCAGCCCTTTCCAGCTTGCCAAGGATTTCGATCATCGACCTCATACGATGAACTCCCGGATCCCGTCGATGTTGCGACGGCTGATGTCTTCTTTCCGTGCCAGCGCCTGCATCACCTTCCCCTCGGCGGTGCCGGGCGTCACGAGGTCCCAGATGCGGACCTGCCGCGTCTGGCCCATCCGGTCGGTGCGCTTGATCGACTGCCATCGCGCCTCAGCCGAGAAGGTGTTGGCCATGTAGATGTTGGCCGCGGCGTGCTGCAGGTTCAGCCCCACGCCCATGCCCGACCCCTGGTTGCCGATCAGGATGCCGTTCGGCGTGGCCTCCCAGGCGGCCACGCTGTCCGAGCCGTTGTAGAGGAAGAACGGCCGGTCCCCGCCAGGCAGACCGCGCTCCGCGCGGTCGTTCAGCTCGATGAGCATGATCTGCTGCTGCGCCCGGAAGGGCGCCCAGACCAGCACCGGCTCATCCAGCTGATCGAGAAGGTCCAGCGTGGCCTCGACCTTGTTCGAGCCCAGCGGCTGCCACGCCCCCTCCTCGTGGTTGGGATCCTCACGGTAGAGGAAGCCCGAGGCGATCTGCATGAGCTTGCCCAACTGGACCAGCGCGTTCTGCGCGGTGATGACCCCACCATCGATCTGGGCGATGAGGGCGTTCTCCATGAGGTGGTACTGCGCCGCTTGCGAGGCGGTCATGGGCGTCGGCACCTCGATGATGTCCGGCTCCTCCATCACGGCGAACTCGCTGGACTTGATCCGGGTGACGTAAGGGGCGACCCGTTCATGCAGGTGCGCCTCGTTCCGATAGCCCACGATGATCTTGGCGCGCGGGTTCGAGGGGAGTTCCCTGGTGATGCAGTAGTGGCTCTTGAAGCCCATGAAGCCGTAGGTGTGGACCTTGTTCTTGCTGCCCATCCGGATCGGCTCATGGGGCCAACCCAGGCCGGGGATGCAGGTCTCGTACTGGCTCCACAGATCCTCGAGGCCGCGCAGGAGAGGCGTGCCCGACAGGATACGACGGAAGCGGGCGCGCAGCGCCCAGCGCATCGTTTCCTTGGTCCGGTCCGCGGTCGGAGACTTGATCTTGTGGCTCTCGTCGACCACCAGCAGGTAGCGCGGGTAGATCGCCACGAAAGCCTCCAGCATGGCTTCGCCATCCTTGGTGCGGAGCGCTTCGTAGTTGATGGCAAAGACGCCGAGCGGTTCGGCGAAGAGGAGCTTGCGTGGCTTGAGGAAGTCCCCCAGCTTGCGCTTGCCGGCGCGGTTGTGGTGACCCTTCCACCAGACCCCACACCACTCGGGGAACTGCTGGTCGATCCACTGCTCATGCACCCCGTTCGGCGCGATGACGATGACGCCGTCAATAAGACCTTCGGCGTACATCCGGCCCGCGTCCGCGATCGAGAGGAAGGTCTTGCCGCCGCCGGGATCCACGAAGTAGCAGTGCCCCTCGTGCCCCCAGGCCTCAGCCAGGGCGCGTACCTGGTGCGAGCGCGCCTTGCCCTTGACGGGGTACTTGTCGTCGGTCGTGAACTCTGGAACCACGTCAGTCTCCGTTCTTGGTCGCGATGAAACCCATCCGGTCCAGCCCCTCCGGCGTGAACCGGTAAAGATAGCCCCGCTTGCTGTCTTCGATCGGGCGAAGGTCGACCAGCTTGTGGCCACTCATCCGCATGAGTGCCTTGTGGATCAGTCGCGGGGACCCGTAGGCCCCCGCCTTGACCAGGTCAGGAATGGTTGCCCATTCCTTTCCGGTGGCCTTCCACGCCTGCACCAGGTTGATGCGACGGTGCGTGGTGTTCACTTCTCAAGCCCGCTGTCATCAACCTTGGCCTTGCCGGTCTCGAGCGCGATCTTGAGCTCCTTCGCGTCCTTGACCATGGCCAGGTAGATCGGATCCTCAAGGAGCGGGCTACCCTTCTCCGCGACACCGAGGTGGTGGATCACGAAGCCGAACCACTCGTTGTCGTTGCCGCTCTCAAGTCCGGTCTTGAGAAGGAACTGGTGATAGAACATCGCCGGGCGGAAGAAGGTGCCGGGACTGGTGGGGCTTTCGACCCGGGTCAGCTCGACCGTGGTGTTGATCTTTTTCGCCGACTTGACCTTCGTCGACGGCATCGAGATCGCCACCGGCATCGGCCCCCAGTTCTTGCCCTTGGCGATACCGACGTACTCGGGGGTCTGCGCCACTTCGACCCGGATCGGTTCCTCGTTGGGCGAGGGCTTCATCATGCCGATCCACGAGCCGATCCCTTCCTGCTGGAAGTTCTGTTCGACCTCCTCCAGCGTCAGGTTCGGATCGACAAGGCCACCGCCCGACTTGCGCGGCCGCCACGCGATGTAGCGCACGGAGAACGCTGACGGCACGAACAGGATCTCGGTGTCCAGCTTCGAGTTCATCTCGTTGCAGATCAGGCCCGGGCGGGCACCCGGAATGTACTCGGCCTTCGTGTCCTTCACCTCGGGCGAGAGGTCCTGCAGGATCTTGATCCGGGGGATGGTCAGCATGTCCCGGTCGAAGACCTGGCGATGCTGTTCGGCATCCGCCTCCATGTCGCCCATCAGCGCGGGCAGCGGAGCCTCTTCAACCTTCGCTACGTCTTTCTTCGTCATGTCGTCCTCACTTTCTGGTGGTGAATTTGGCGCGCGGGAAGGCGATGGTGCCAACCTTGGCGACGTCGAAGTTGGGGTCCTCGGCCAGCTTCTGCCGGACGAAGGCCATCAGCGTGGGCGGGGCCAGCCTGCGGATCATCACCGGGTGGCGACCCTCACGCTCGATCCGTTCCAGCATCTCCTTGGCAAGCTCGCGCTCGTCCTCGGTGTAGTCGATCTCGATGACCGACTTGATCGTGCCCTTCATGCCTGCCGCCTCAAGATATTCGACGGCAGCTTCCATGTCGGGGGCGGCGTTGAGCGAGCCGAGGACCTTGACTTCCATCTTGATCCGGGGCCGGCGACCGTCGGGAAGCTCGAAGCCGAATTCGTCCACGCCCACCTGGGCCAGACGGTCAGGGATGGCGTAGCGCATGATGCGCTCCAGCTTCTTCTTCTCCTCAGCCAGCGCCTTCTCCTGCGCTTCGATGCCCTCCTCGATCGTCAGGGCCAGCATGCCAAGGTCCTTCAGCCCCTGGTCGGCAAACTCTGCCTTGGCGCGTAAGGCTTCGGCCTCCATCTCATCGATGAGGGCATTCGGGTCAGTGCTCATGGGGTGCTCCTATGTAGTGCCCTCAATTTCGCTAGAGCGCGGGCGGTTGTCAAGATTATTCTCGCGGCGCTCTCTCATTGCGCGCGTTTCCAGTCCATGCTGGACCAGGTACTGGTGTACCGCTTGCTGGCTCTTGCCCAGCAGGCGTGCGATCTGGCCCGTGCTGAGGCCGCTCTTGACGTGATTTTCCATCGTGGCGTGCAGGCGCTTGCGCTCTGCGTTCGTCGGTCTCGGCATGTCGGTCTCCTTTCCCTCGCTATAGTGGTCAACTTGTCAAGAAAACGCAACCGCCGCAAAAAGCCACCCCCGAAGGGGTGGTGAGGGTCAGCCGTGTGGCTGCGGCCAGGGGTCCTGACCGGCGAAGGTACGGCGAAGTGCGGCGGCTGCATCGCTCGCGGTGGCCTTGTAGCCGAGCGCGAAGTTGAAGAGCGGGTGGCCGCAGTGGTCTTCGCTGACCTTCTCAAGGCCCAGGAACTCCAGCGCGCCGTTGAGGATGAGGTCCCAGTCATATTCGACCGTGTCATCCTCATCGAGTGACCAGTCCGCACTGATGGCGGCCTGGTGCACGGTGCGCTTGCGCTTCTCCGGCTCGATGCTCTGCAGCCACATGGTGAAGGCAGCTCCGGCAATGCAGCCGGCGGTGCCGCAGGTGGTGGGGATTTCGGCTGAGTGGTAGACGTCAACCTTGAGCCCCGACCCCATGTCGAAGCGGTAGTGCGGCGCTCCCTGGTCGAAGAAGTCGATCAGCTTCTGCCGGTTGGCGGCAATCACGAGATCGAGCTGTTCGGGTTCTGTGGTCATGGAATGTCTCCTTGTTGATCCCGATGGGGACCCCGAAAAACCGCCCCTTGCGGGGCGGCGCCATCAGATGAGGCCGAGCCTGAACTGCGTCTCCGAGAGGAAGACCGTGAGCTGCTTGGGCGTCACGTTCAGCTTCTTGGCGCGGGCCAGGAGGTGGTCGATGTCCGCGATCAAGATCGTATCAAATCCGTCATCGCCACCGTAATAGGCCTGCTTGGCGTCCCACCAGCCGTCCGGATCCTTGTCCGGATTGCACTCCTCGGCGTAGACGACGATGGAGTGGTCTGGTTCCGCGCCGGGCTTCTGCAGGTGCGGCTTGCCGTTCGACATCAGGTAGACGCCGCGATCTCCGACCAGCCAGAGGCCGGGCCCCTTGGCTGGGCCGGCGTAAGTCGCGCCCCATTCGGTGCAGGACTTGGCGTGGTCGATCAGGGGCATGACCTGTGCGAGGTCGAAGTGCAGTGTCGACATGGGTGTCTCCTTTGTTGGTTCCCGAAGGGGACCCCGGAAAAGCCGCCCCCTTGCGGGGGCGGGGGCGCTCAGTCGCAGCGGGCCACGACGAAGGTCTGGTCCTTCTGGATGATGCCGACGTATTCGCACTCGAAGAGCACGATCAGTTCGTCGCGCAGCTTGGCGCGGGCCAGCTCCTGCAGCGGCGGATCGGCGGGATCGCCGTCCTCGTCAGGTTGCCCCGTGCCATACTGGATGGCGTAGTGCCCCTTCTCGTTCTGCTGCAGGGTGAAGCCAGCCTGCGGGTTGTAGGTGCAGCCGGCAGTCCTGAGGTAGCCGGCGTTGGCCTGCTCCCGTGCGGGCCGCTCGTCATTGGCATAGAACCAGCCGGGCAACATGCCCAGGTGGTCCGGGCGGCTGTCAGGGTGCGTCAGCTCCCAGACCAGTCCGGCGCTGAAGACGGTAGCGTCGTTCATGGGATATCTCCTCTGTTGGGTCCCAAGGGGGACCCCGCAAAAGCCCCGCCCCCGGAGGGGCGGGACGTGGTCAGGCGGCCTTGTCTGCGGAGCCGTGCCGCACGACATGGGCCACGCCTTCCCAGTTCTGGGCGATAGCGGCCTGGGCGATGGCATCGAGGTTGTTCTTGACGAACTTGGCCCATTGGATGCCGTGCGCGTCGTTGCGGCGCTTCTGCTCCTGCAAGAGCATGCGGCGCCCCCGGTCGTCGCCAACCGTGCGGGTGCAGGTGGTGACGCCGGAGCCGGACTTGTCCCGGGTGACGGGCCAGAAGCTGAGGTAGATGCCCCGCCTGGTCTCGCCGCCGGTCCAGTAGTTCGGGCCGCCGAGGGTGTAGTAGACCTCGATCTCCATCTCTTCGAGGCGGGCCTTGCCCGTGAGCTCGTCGGTTACCTCTTTCATGGGGACGTAGGTCTTCAGGTAGCGGTCGTTGGACATGGGTTTTCCTTTCGGTTGCTTCCCGAAGGGGACCCCGGAAAAGCCCGCCCCCTCATGGGGCGGGGTCGTTCATGTGAATATCCAGAGCGCGGTCAGCACGATGATGGTCGTGCCACCCATGATGACGAACGGAACCCACCAGCCTTCAGGCAGGACGGGATCCGCGTCGCGGTGCTGGTCCATGTCCGGCCGGTAGCCGGACCACGGGTCGTGCGGGTCGTGTGGATCATGCATGGTGGTTCCTTTCATGTGTCCTGTGGGGACCCCGGAAAAGCCCACCCCTCATGGGGTGGGCTGGTCAGCGGGTGCCGACCAGGTTCTCCAGCGCCTCACGGATGAGGTCGCTGAGCGACACGTCCTTGCGTTCCGCCAGCATGTAGAGGCGGGCGTAGGTGACCGGATCGACGCGGGTCTGCACCATCTTGGGCAGGTTGCCCCTGGGCGCGTTGGCCCGAAGGGTGCGGCGCTTATCGGTCATTGGTCTGCACCTCCTCGTACTTGGGGTTGACGGGATAGACGGTGGTCTGCCGCATGTACTGGACCGTGACGCGCATGCCGGTCTGCGTGCAGTAGGCGCGCGCCAGGTTTTCGTCATCGAGGTCCTGGTAGTTCTCGAGGATGTCCTCCTCGCGGATCTCGATGACGAGGCCGCCCGGCGTCCAGAGTTGCAGCTTGCGGGTATGGTCGCGGGTGGGCGGACTGATGGGTCGTTCGGCCATGATGGGTCTCCTTTCATGTGTCCCGTGGGGACCACGGAGAAGCTTGCGTGATTAGTGTAAACTGCGAAAAGCCACCCCCGAAGGGGTGGCGGATCAGTCGTGGAGGTCTGGGTCATCCCAATAGGCCGTCTTGAGGTGGTCGATCTCGACCTGCAGCTCGGCGAGCGTTGCGTCGGCTGGAAGTATCGTGCCACTGACCGGCCCTTGTTCGGGCGTGCGGCCAATGAGCGGCGTCTCCTTGCCTTCGTCGACGCGGATCAGCGTGACGCGCAGGGCGCGATCGACACCAGGCCAGACGTCAATCCTGTAGTGGGGGTAGGCCATTGTGGTCTCCTTCGTTTCCTATGGGGACCCCGGCAGATCAGCGAAAAACCACCCCCGAAGGGGTGGCCGTCACTTTCCGCGACGTTCCAGTTCGGCCTGGACGGCCTTGACGATGACGGCGGACGCGAAGGCATTGAGGCCGGTATGGCACTCAAGGGTCGCCTTCAGGTGCGCGGTGTCGCGCCGCTCGAGGCCGAGGCCGCGGGCGGCAGACGCGATGTCATCGTCGGTGATCGGCCGATAGTCGGCCGGTCTGCGTTGTTCGATCATGGCAGTGATCTCCTTTCCGGTGGGGACCCCGCAAGTGCACGCTCGACAGACCACCCCCGGTCCAGCCGCGAGATGATTGTCTGGGCCCGGATGCCCGTGATCCTTGACCACTCAGCCACGCACAGATGTCGGCCCTGCCATGTGACGATCCTCGCCCTGCTGGAGTTGTGAGCCTGGACCCTACGCGTGGCCCAGCGGCAGTTGGACGGCTCATAGTTACCGTCGTTGTTGATCCGATCGACTGTCAGCTTAGGGTCGGGGCACGGCCCCAAGTCCTGAAGGAACCGGTCAAAGCCACCAGGGCCTGTCCATCTCTTGCAAACCCGGATCCCGCGCCCGCCATAGCGATGATAGCCGGCGTAGTTCTTGTCCTTGCAGCGCCGATGCATGTCCTTCCAGGCAAACCATTCCTTGGTATGGCTCATGCCGTGGGTCAGGGGGCGCGAGACCAGGGCTGCCCGCTGACAGCCGCAGCTCTTCACCCTGCCCCGCCAAACATGCGGCAGGTCGTATTCCTTCACCGTGCCACAAACGCACTGACATACAATCCGACGGCGAACCGTGCCCTTCCGCCCATCCGTGCCCCCGTAAATCTTGCGATCCGCCTCAGAGAGGCAGGTCAGGAAGTGAAAGGTCTTGCCAACTGGATCGAACATGCGTTAATAGTTAGCACGGTAGGTCTGGTCTTTCAACGCAAAAAGACCGGCCCCCGAAGGGACCGGTCCGGTGTCAGGCAGCCAGGAGTTCGGCCATCTCGGTCGAACGCATGGTGCGCGCCACCCGGTCGTCGCGCCCGGTGCGGGACGTGACGGCGCCCGAGCCTTGCCGGATGTCTCCGTGCGTGGCCCAATGGGTCATGGCATTATACAAACCCCAGACGTTCTGGTCCTCGTTCTTGAAGCGACCGAGGATGTCCAGGACCAAAGGCTCAGAGTAGTTCTCGTCGCCGTTGGCCTTCAGGGGCAACTTGGCCAGGGTGGCCTTCAGGAAGTCTTCCGCCTTGTCGATGGTGAGACGGGTCTTGACGTAGAGGCCGAAGCGCTCGCTGTCGTTCTCCATCATGTCGGCGGCGGTCAGGATCGACCGCTTCAGGGCGTCGATCGAGAAGTTCGAGGTGTGCTTGCCATAGGTCGAAGCGCTGAACTTCTCGTTCACCATGCCGTTCATGCAGACGAGCCGGAAGTATCCGGCCGACGACTTCACGGCATAGGTCCCGTCGTGGCTGTTGAGCGCGGTGAAGCGGCGCAACAGGACGTCCGAGCCGAGGCCTTTGGGGGTGGTGAAGTCCCCGACCACGATGTCGGAGCGCATGATGGCTCCGTTGGCCTGCAGACCGGTGCTGATGAAGGCACCCCGCTGTCCCTTCAGGTCGTAGAAGTCGCGCTGAGAGGGGCTGCGGTTGGTCCGCTCCACGATCTCGTAGCCCTGCTCGTGCAGGGTCTGGAGCATCGGGTCGAGCACGTCCTGGTGCTGGACGGGCTTGAAGTTCTGGCCGCAGATGGCCAGCAGGCTGTCGTCGTCGGTCCGGTAGACACCGCGCCCGATGGTCGGGTCGATCTCCTTGCCGTTATGGTCGAAGATCGGCTTCACGACCGCCGACCATCCGGTAACAGGGCTGTCAAATGGCATGTGTTGTCTCCTTCATGCGCTTGGGTTCAGTCCCGAAGGGGACCCCGCAAAAGGATGCTCCACAATCTGAATGGGGAAAAGCACCACCCCCGGAGGGGCGGCGCGGTGTCAGGACTTGAGGACGGTGAAGCTGTCCGGTGGCGCGACAAGGCTGAGCGTGCGCCCGTTGTCCCAGCGCATCCCGATGTGCCATTCGGTCCGGTGCTTGCCGGATGGGTACTCGTTGATGGTCACGACCGTTCCTTCTTCCCCGATCGGGATCGGGCAGGGGTCGTTCTCCATCGACAGGAGGCGAATGCGGTCGCCCACCTTGCAGGGGGCGCTCATTGCACGTCCCTGGTGTAGCGCAGGCCGCCCATCGTCGAGGCGATGATCCTGAAGCTTTCCATGTCGGAGTTCTTCAGCACCTCCTCGTTCAGGAAATCGGCATGGTCTGCAGCGCTCTCAAAGCTGGTGTAGCGCGCCCAGCCCAAAGGGACTGGATGGTAGCCACGTTCGTTGGCTATAGCCACGCCCAGGGCTCCATTGTAGCCTGGAGGGGCTTCGTGCGGCATCACCGCCACAAAGGCGATGGGGCCACGATCTTCGCCCGCTACAGCCTTGGCATAAGCCTCAGCGCGATGCTGGAGGAGCGGCACGGTTTCGGTCATGTGGGTCTCCTTTCATTGGTCCCAGTAGGGACCCCGGCAAAACAGGCTTGGCAAAAGCGCCGCCCCCGAAGGGACGGCGCGGTGTCAGGCCGCTTGCTGCGGCTCGGGCTCCGGTTCGTCCGGATACATGCCCTTCCAGGTCTTGAAGGCGTTCGGGCCCTTGCTGTCGGATGGCACGCCGTTGTGCAGAACGTAGGCATACTCGTAGAGCAGCCGCTGGTTCTCGTCGTCGGCGCGGCCGGCGGCGTCAAAGAGATCGCCGCGGATGATGGCCTGCAGGAAGTCTCCCGGCACGATACCGAAGAGCACCCAGCGGACGAGGCCGCCGTGCATGCGGTACGGGATCATGCGGAAGTGTTCCGCCCAGCGCGGGTTTCCGCACAGGTCCGCGTAAGCGGTCATCATCCCATCATAGCCGTCCGAGAGTTGGGTGAAGCGGGCAACTGCTTCATGCCGTTTCATCGCCAACCTCCATTTCTTCGACCAGGCGCATGTCGAGCTTCATGAACTCGTCCATGGTGCCGGTCCAGAGGACCGCGCAGCCGTAGTAGATGGGGCGGTCGCCATTGGGGTAGCGTTCAGCCTTGCCCTTCTGCTCCTTGATCTCGGCAGGGGACAGGCGGGCGTGCTGCCACTGGGTATCCTCGCGGGTGTTGAAGCCGCGCAGGATGAGGACCTGCTTCGCATCGAAGTCGAAGATGTAGCCCCATTCGCAGAACAGGCTGTCCTTGACGAACCGGGTATCTTCGGTGGCGATGCCGGCGTTGAGCCGCAGCATCAGGCTCCCCTGCTGCCCACGCAGCTGGGAATACCAGTCGTCTCCGGTGGAGACGCTGTCGTTCAGGAACTCGGCATAGGTCTTGGCCTGTTCCCGTGTGGGTTTTCCACCCGCGTCGACGTAGGTCATCTTCGCGACGAGAGGGGTGAGGTGGTCGAAGATGTCGTTGGGCTCAAGGCCCTCCGAGGTGATCTCCCCCATCTCCTTCTGCAGATCTTCGCCCGTCGAGGTGGGATAGGCGTCGAACTGCTGGTAACTGGCGTGCAGCACCCCGTCTTTCAGGGTGCCGATCACTCCTCTGGTTCCCATGATGTTTCTCCTTCTTGGGTGTCCGGTGGGGACCCCGGAAAAGAGACCCACCCCGAGGGGTGGGCTGGATCAGTTAAACCTTCTCTCGCCGTTTGAGCTTCAGAAGGTGGAACCCTAGCAGTCCTCCGTCTGTCCGGCTGTGCCAGATGCCACCGCACAAGCCACCTTTCAGGTCCTGTCGGGCCTCTTCGAGTGTCTTGGCGATCTTGCGCCTGGCAGCACGTTCATTGGGTGCATCGAATTCCATTTCTAGCCGGTATTTGGCTTTCATCGCGTTCTCCTTTTCCTATGGGGACCACGCAAAAGACCGCCCCGAAGGGCGGTCAGAGGTCCAGGTCCATTCGGCAGACCATCTGCACTGATGATGGCAGGCTGGACCACTTGGCCTGGAACTTCCGGTTTCGTTTCCGGAACTCCCGGACGTCACCGATCAGCATCTCCCTGGGCGCCCCCGGGCCGTTGTCACGGTCCCAGGGATCCTCGCCGCAGGACCGGTAGGCATAGAACTTGTTCTGCCAGGTCGTGCCGTAGAGGGGGTTGCGGTAGAAGATGGTGAAGCGGTTGGGGGTCTCGCCCCCGTTGTCATACATGGCCAGGATCCCACTCGGGCAGCCTCCATCCCGGTAGAGCGGGTGGCAGGGCTTCAGGGCGGGGCCGGTCATGTGCTGGCTCCCTTCAGGTCCTGCAGGACGCAAGCCCTGACCCTTTCGGGCAGGTCTGTCCACTTGCAGGCCCGATGGCGCTGGCTGTAACGGAAGCTTGCTGCCTGGTGGGCAAGAAGCTCCCCGTAGATCCCAACCCCTTGGGGATGGAACGGGTTTTCCGACATGTTCCGGTAGCCCAGATACATGTCGGTGTAGGTCGTCCCGGCGACCGGGTCAGCATAGAAGACCGTGTAACGGTCCGCTGTCTGGCCGCGGTTGTCGTAGATGGCCAGGACGCCTTTCGGGCAGTCCCCATCCAGCCATCGGCTGGACTGGCGGCGCGGCTTGTAGAGCCGGCTCATGTCCTGTTCGCCTTTCGGCTCAGGTCTTCGACCAGAGCGTCCATGCGCGTCAGCGCCAGCGTGAGGGGGATCATGCTGTCGAGGTCGACCGCGCGGTTGCGCGGGTCGGTGTGCTGATAGTTCCGCCCGTGAAGGACATGGCTGTGCATGGTCTTCATGGCGTCGGCAAGACGGTCCCGCGCGATCTGCATGGCCATGGCGGCCGTGCCGAAATCGCGCTTCTCGTTGCCGTTCAGCTGGGGTTCTGCGTAGAGCATGGGTGTCTCCTTCGGTTGTTCCCCATGGGGACCCCGGCAAAAAGCCGCCCCCGTAGGGGCGGCGGTCGTCACCAGCTGCTGTTGTACCAGACGGTCCAGCCGCGGGCGATCTCCTCCTTGGCGCGCTTGATGAAGGCGAGCGTGCGGGGCACGTCGCTCTCGTCGCTCTGCCCGAAGAAGAAGCCGGTGGTGTGCGGCAGCTCGTCGGCGAGCGTCTTGCGCTCCAACTCCTCGATGTCCTCGAGGTCGAGCACCACGTTGCCGTGGAAGCTGTCCATGGCGAACTGCGTCCCGCCCTTGCGGCGATAGATCTCCTCGATCGCGCCGTGCAGGTTCGGGTGCTTGCGGAAGTAGGCCACGGCCTTGTGGCCTGGCTTGCAGACGAAGAGGCTCCCGAAGATCTCGTCCTGCGTGAAACAGTCCGGGTAAGACGCGTCAGTGACGACGGCGGCCTCTCCGTAGCTGAAGTCGACCTTGGTTTCCGGGGCTTTCTCCGAAGCCCAGACGTATTGGTCCAATCCCATCGGGTATCTCCTTTGTTGGGGTGTTCCCATGGGGACCCCGCACGCCAGGACGGGCAAAAGACCGCCCCGAAGGGCGGTCAGAAGGGGCGCTGTCCCGCGCCCGTGTTGCCCACCTTGTCGCTGACCGTGCGGCCGTGATCGAACCCCATCGGGATCCGCTCGCCGGCGGGCAGCACCCAGATGTGGTACTGGTTGGCGGTGTCCACCAGCCGGTCCTCGGCCGGGTAGATCTCGAAGCCCTCCCGGCTCGGCCCTGCCACATCGTTCTTGATGCGCTGCAGGTCCCGCCAGTCATGGATGGGCTTGCGCGAGCGGAGCTTGATCGAGAGGTGGAGCCAGCCCAGCGGGCCGTCTCCGAGGTAGGTGACCGAGCACTGATAGGTGCTGTTGGTCCAGACCTCATCGTCCTCCATCTGGCGCCGCACCTCCTCGCGGGTGGTGATGATGCCGTGCTCCTTCAGGGCGTGCTCGACATGCGCGTCCAGCTGGGCGTCGGTGATCGGGGTATAGGTGGTGCGGTACATGGTCTCCCATGTCTTGGGCATGATGGTCTCCGTTCATGTGTCCCATGGGGACCCCGCAGGCGAAAAGAGAGGGCGCTTGCGCGCCCTACTCCCGCAGCCATTCCTGCGTGCAGGTCTCGCCAAGGGTGTAGATGCCGATGCGGCTCTCACCGTCATCGACCAGGGCATAGGAAGCGCCCTGCTCCATCGCGGCCGCCACGAACTCGATGTCGTCGAGCTCGCTTTCATGGGCGACCTGGATCATCCGGCCTTTCTCAAGGTTGTGGTTGATCTCCTTCCAGTCGATCCAGATGCCCAGCTCGTAGGCTGCGTCATCGTTCGGATCGCTCGAGGCCCAATCGTAGGTCATGAAGATCGGGGTTTCCTTGTCGAGCTGGTTCAAGAGCTCCGAGACGTAGCGATAGATCGCCAGGTTCTCGGCGTCATACTCTCCGTCCAGGACGTTCATCTCCTCCTCATCGTTGACGGGGAAGCTCATGTCCAGGTGGCTCGACGTCTTCACATAGGCAAGCATTGCATCCGCGACGAGCAGCCATTCGGCGATGCTGTCGTAGTCGAAGCCGCTTTCGATGGCCTTGTCGTGGACGAATTGCATGTCCATGCGAATGGCGTCGAGGATCGCGCTGGGCCGCCGCTCGCCGTTGCCATTGAGGCGCAGGCCGGGCGGCAGTGCATCGAGATCGTCGTAGTCGTACTGGGGTCCATCATACATGTTGGTCTCCCTTGCTGATGGTGGTTCCTATGGGGACCCCGGCAAACAGGGTTGGCAAAAGGCCGCCCCGAAGGGCGGTCAGATGGGCTTTCCTGTCTTGCCGTCGATGAGGATCAGCTCGATGTCGAGGGCCGCGAGGATCGCGAAGAGGGTCTCGCCGCGGGGCCATTTCGTGCGGTTCGACCGGATCGCGTAGATGCATGCGACGGACACGCCACAGACCTCGGCGAGGTCGGTAGGGTGCCAGTGATACATCTTCAATCTCAGGTCGTTCATCACGGCTTCGGGCAGGCGGTAGCCTTGCTTCGTCTTCCTCAGGGCGATCACATTGGTCATGTCAGTCGGTCCTTTCAGGTTGTCCTATGGGGACCCCGGCAAACGGGCGAAAAGCCCACCCCCGAAGGGGTGGTCAGTTGGGGCAGTGGCTTACCGTCGGTTGTTGTTCTGCTGGTTCGAGTTCTGTTGCTGGCCCTGCTGCGGCAGCTGCCGGACGTTGTCCGTCTGGCCATTCTGCGCCTGTCCGCGGCGTTGATAATCCTCGCGGTTGATGATCAGCTGGAGGCAGGCCATCGCAAGGTAGAAGTCTTCCTTCTTGCGGGCATGCAGCAGCGTGGTCATCGCCTGCTGGATCAGCTTCTCCGTGGACATGTGCTGAATGTCGTCCATATGCGGCCGGCGGCGGCCGAACATGAGCCAGAAAATCAATCGAAACATGGTCGTCTCCTCTGGGGCGTCTTGCTCCTATGGGGACCACGGCAAAATGCCCCGCCCGAAGGCGAGGCGAGGTGGGTCAGACCGGATCTGCAGTCATCAGATGCTTGGCGACAGCCCGGCGCAGGGTGGCAATCAGGCTCACCAGGCCCCCGTTCCAATGCATGGCCTCCACAGGTTGCTCCGGCGCCTTGAACACGAGAACGGGCTCGGCTCCCTGGTCCATCAGCTCGCCCTGCGCGCGGTGCAGCGGGGTCGTCTGTTCGACAGGGAGCACGCGCTCCCATTCTCGGGCAGGCGGCAGTGCATTGTGGCGGGCGACATAGTCGTCGAGGTCTTGGTGAGGCAGGATCAGCACCAGCCGGCGCTCTTCGTGCCAGAAGAATTTCGTTGTCATGCGGGTCTCCTTCTGTTCCCTATGGGGACCACGGGAAACGCCCACCCCCGAAGGGATGGGCCCAGAAAGCTCAGGCCGAACGAACCCGGAAGGCTTTGGCGAGAGTGGTGTTCTCCTGCCGAAGGTCGTTGAGTTCACGGTCTTTGTTCCTCAGCCGCTCCTGAAGGGTGGCTTCGGCTGCGACGGCTTTCTTGACGTCGCGGTAAAGCGCGTTTTCACGCGCTGTCCAAGGTTTCTCGCTCAAGGCGATCTCCTCGTGGGGCATCATGATGGCCCGGCGCAGCCCCTGGCTGCCGGGTCAGAAGGGCCGCAATGGCTCTCCGATGGGGACCACGAATGTTTCACGGCGAACATTGAGGGCACTTGGGAAAAGCCCCCGCCCAGGGGCGGGGGTCGGGTTTCAGAGGCAGAGCGCAATGATGCGCGCTTCCAGTTCCTCGCGCGCTGCCTTGGCGGGCAGGGCGGCGAGGCGGGGCTTGTTGGCCTCGAGCCAGAAGTTGATCTCGTAGGTGGCTCCGACATAGTCGTCGACCAGATCCCAGCCACCGAGCTGACGGATCGCGGTCTCGTTCCGGCGTGACCGGATCTCGGTCTGGCGCTGGGTGAGCTGCATGTCCATCTTGGTGGCGGCCGGGTTGGCCGGGTGATGATGCACGGAGTGGTCCTCGAGGACCATCTCGCAGGCTGCGAAGTCGTATTGTCCCGCCTCGGCGGCCCCGGCAAGGGCAACGAGCGCGGCAATAAGCGTGGTCTTCATGGGGGTCTCCTCTTGGTTGTTCCCTATGGGGACCCCGAAAAGGCCACCCCGTAGCGGCGGGGTGGCTCAATCCTAGTGTCCGTGCTTGGTGTCGGTACGCTGCACGACAGCCCAAAGGTTGACGGGGTCGATGATCGTCACCTCCCAGATGAAGGGGCTTGGCTCACTCGACAGGACCTTGGATCTGGGTTTGGCCTCATCGGTCTTGCCCGCGACCACGATACTGTCCTGGTGCACCACGAAGACCTGGTCGCCGACACTGATGTGCTGGGCGATGGTGGACTTCTGCAGGTGCACGAGGGCGGACTTGCGGTCACGGGCAAGGCGATGATCCATGACGCTCAGGACCAAAACCTTGTGGTGAGACATGGCGTGCCATTGTCTCTGGGTAATGACGTCGACGCCCAGCTCCCTGAAGGATGCTGCGCGACCGCGGTTGCGGTAGACGTTCGGATTGCTATCCGTATGGTGTTCATAGGGCATTTGTGATCCTTTCTCGATACGATGCCTGGAAGCCACACCATGCGGCTTCCCATGGGGACCACGCTAATCCCGGTAAGCGAAAAGACCGCCCCCGGAGGGGCGGTGGATCAGCCCGGCTTGTAGAGGCCGGACTTCTCGAGCACGTCGCGCAGGACCGCGTTGGCCTCGTAGAAGTCGAGACGGTAGCAGCCGGCGGGTGCCCCGGGCTTGTCCGCCCAGAGGCGGCGCATCCCGTGCCTGTCGATCGACTTGGTGGCGAGGCGAAGGCGGATTTCGCGCTTCATCTTCTCGACCACCGCATTGTCGTCGGTGTCCAGGCGGAAGTGCATCGGCTTCTTCCACCCATCCTGGGGCAGAAGGTCGGCGTGCTCCTTGCACAGCCGCTCGATGCGGGCAGGGCCTTCCTTGCGGCCGCGGCAGAACTCGATGTAGGCGATCGGCTTGCGATCCCAGTATCGGGTCCCTTCCGCGACGCCGTCGTGAAAAGCCAGATATGCATAGTAGGTCATGATCTGGGGTCCTTTCGTGGTTGTTCCCTATGGGGACCACGGCAAAGGCAAATGGACCGGACCCGAAGGCCCGGCCAGGAGTTACCGATGCGGCGTGCGCGCTTTCTGCCGATGCCGGTCCTGGATCAACTCCAGGATCTCGGCTACCTCGTCGATGCCATCCAGGCCTCTTCCGGACCTGAGGATCGCAGCCGCCCGTTGTCGCAAGTCCGCAGTTGAGAGATGCTGAATATCCTGCATCTCAGGTTGGCGGATGTAGCTCGTGAGCATGTGCTCTCCTTCCTCGCGCTTGGGGTTACTCCCGATGGGGACCCCGCGGAAAAAAGAACCTTCTCACGCTCTCTCCCATCCGTGCGAACGGGTGGGGCTTCACGCTGACATTCCATCAACTGCGCGGCTTCCACCGACCTTCTCCAGAGCCTGTCACGGCCCGATCTCTGTCGGCTTTCACTGCTTCCCTCGCATGCTTGACAGCGGGTGCAGTTGAGAACGGATGTCTCGTTCTCCTATGGGGACCACACAAGATTGCGAAAAGAGACCCACCCCTTTCAGGGCGGGTCGGGCGCTCTCGGCCGGTCACTCGGCGACGGCGGCGGTCCAGCTAGCCTGCAGGTAGGGCAGGGTGTCGCGCTGGAACCTCTCGCTTGTCACATGGAGGTATCCGGTGAAGAGAATGGCCGCGATGTATATCCATTTCATGGCAGGTCTCCTTTTCCCATGGGGACCACACGAGGCGAAAAAACGATGCCTTGCGGCATGTCCCCAGCCTGGATCCTCCATTCACCGTCGCCCTGGCGAACCAGGGATCAGGCGTCTTTCAGACCTGCCCCTTGCGGGGCTACCAAGCGATGCCTTTCAGCATGCTGGGCGAGGCCGTTATTCCTATGGGGACCACGGATTATCGGGGCGAAAAAATGCTGCCCTTGGGCGGCATCGACTGCTTTGTTGGTTTTACCGCACCGGTAGAGGCCGGCGCCGTCCAGCATCAGGACGATCGCAGTCTTGGCGTATCACCCCACGCCCGTGGGTCTCAATCCCCACCCTGACCATTCTTGAGTTCATGGTCGGGTGGGCCGTCTGGCAATCACTCTTCGGGAATGTCATTCGCGTCTTTTGCCAAACGGGAAACTTGCGTGAAGCAAGTCCCTCTGCGACTTTGTGCCGCCGCAGATTTCTGCATTCCTATGGGGACCACGGATTATTCCGGCGGCCCGACTTCTCCCGGGCCAGGTCAATGATCCACTCGGACACCCACCCCTCGTCCAGCTGCATCTGCTCGTAGACCATCAAACCCACGATGTAGTCCTGCTGGAACTGCGTCAGCCCAAGGCCAGGCAGCGCCTGCCTGACCGTCTCCAACGCCTCCTCGAGCGTGGGGATCAGCGCATCACTCGCCACGATCCGGTTCCCACAGGCGACCCGTGAAATCCCGGTCGCCCAGCTGCATGCGCGTCCCGTCCGCACCCAGCCCCATCTCCTCGAGGAATTCCTCCTCATCATCCTGGAAATCGTCGTCCTCCAGGTCGTCATCCTTGGGTGGCATGGTGGTTCTCCTTGACAAGGTTTCCGCTCGACCCCCTCGACAAGCGAAACGCGGCGAAGCATAGTGCCCTTGCGCCCTGTCGAGGGGGCGCAAGGGTAGTCTAGCAATCATGGAGAGTTGGATGCAAGGACCGGGAAGTCCCTTGACCAAGATGCTGTGCATGGCACCAGATCATGCCTCAAGATAGCGGCGCAGCATCACAGACGCAAGACACTATTGTCAATGTTGCCTTGCGATTGGCTGATAACGGGGTGCCTGTCTTCCCCGTCAGCACGAAGAAGACACCCGTCTGGGAGAAAGGCGAAAGCCCGAACGGAAGGGACGGGCTGCATGCGGCGACGACCGATCCCGACGAGGTCGAAGCCCTCTTTGCCCACCCCCGCACCGCAGGGATCGGCATGCCCACCGGCAAGATCAGTCGGGTCACCGTCATCGATGTGGACTGCGGACGTGGCAAGCCCCACCGGGATGCCGCGATGGAATGGCTCGATGGCGCGCGCAAGAGCGCGCTCTGGGGCGCGACCGTGGTCCGGACAGGGTCGGGTGGCCTCCATTACTACATGCGCTACAGGGAGGGCCTGAAGACCGGGGCCAATGTCTGGGCGATGGGGGTCGATTGCCGCAATGATGGGGGCTACGTGGTCGTGCCGCCCTTCATGGGGTATCGGTACGAGCGCCAGACGGACCCCGATGACTGGCCCGCAGTGCCTGAGCCGCCGGCCTCCCGCGTCAAGCGCACGATCGTCGACCAGAAGGATGGCCGCTGCCCACCCGAGATCATGGCCATGCGCGACCTGATCGAGGGCAAGGTCACATGGCACGACCCGGTGCGGGACATCATCGCGCACCTGGTGGGGTCAGGGTGGTCGGATGCCGAGATCCTGCGCTTCACCTTCCAGTGGACCTGGCCGGGCTACAACCCGGCTGAGACCTTCGAGCAGATCTGCGTCATGCTGAATGGCGCGCGGGAGAAGTGGACCAAGAGCCAGAAGCCCGAAACCCTGACCGACCTGCGTCTCGACAGGTTCGTGATGCTCTGGGATCGGTGCAGCACCGCCGAAAAATTGGAAATCATCAAGATGATCAAAGAGGTAGCACCCGAATGACGGACGAGATCACACCGCCCGCAACCCCCGTCCGTCGTCTTTCCCGCGTGATGATCCCCCCGGAAGAACAAGCCCGGCTCCTTGCCGAGCAGGCGGAGGACGCCGGGACCGATCCACTTCAGACCCGCATGGGGTGGAGCTTCGCGCAGAACTACCACGAGCGCTTTTGCTTCGATCATGGGCTTGAGCAATGGATGGTCTGGAACGGTAGTATCTGGACCGTCGACACCTCCGGCCTTCCCCTCTACGAGATGATGCAGTTCGGGGATCGGCTGATCCGTGTTCACCCCACAGCGCGACGGCAACTGAGCAGCGTGGGCTTCTGCCGTGGCGCTCTGGAAGCGGCAGCCCACGACAGACGCATGGCGCGGGCGCATGACGAGTTCGACAATGCCCCGAGCATCATCGCCACTCCCAAGGGTTACATCGACCTGGAGACTGGTGAGGTGAGGCAGCCAGATCGATCCCTGAATATCACCAGGTCGACAGCGATCAGTCCGGAGCCGGGGCCATGCCCGATGTGGATGAACTTCCTCGCAGCCGTCCATAAGGGGCAGGAAGAGATCATCGACTGGCTGCAGAAGCTCTGCGGCGAGGCCCTGCTCGGCCGGCAGACCGACCACCACTTCGTGTTCTTCTACGGCGATGGCGGCAATGGCAAGTCGCAGTTCCTCGAAACCCTGTCAGGCATCATGGGAGACTACGCCGCGCAGGCTCAGGCCGGCACGTTTACCCAGCCAGAGGGGCGTAGCTTCGGAGGGCAGCATGAGCACGTCCTGGCCATGCTGGAAGGCGCCCGGCTGGTGCTGGTGTCCGAGCCGGGGGATGGCGAACAGTGGAACATGGGGCGGGTGAAGCAATGGACCGGCGGCGGCATGATCACCGCCGACCTCAAGTACAAGGCGGCCCAGACCTTCAGGCCCGCAGGACTGCTCGTGCTGGAGAGCAACAAGGCCCTCAAGGTCGAGGTGGTCAACAATGCGGTGGCAAGGCGGCTGCGCTACGTGGTCTGGCCGCACAAGTTTGCCGGCACCGGATACGAGCACCTGAAGATCGATGACCTCGCCCTGAAGATGCTGGCCGAGGAAGGGCCGCAGATCTTCTCCTGGATGATCGAAGGTGCACAGAGGGTCTTGCGAGAGGGCCTGCGAACCACCCCCGAGATCGAAAGGACCAGCGCCAGCTACCTCAAGGAACAGGATGTCGATCAGCGCTTCATCGAGGATTGCCTCGAAGTCGATGAACACGTCCAGCCCGGCGTCGATCTGCAGGATGCTGTCACCGTCTACAACGAATGGGCACGGAACACGGAAGCCCCGGCGCGCAAGAACATCGGAACCCGGCTGGTCAGCAAGGGACTGGAAGTCTCCAAGAGCCACCCCCGACGCTACATCCGCAAGCACAGCCTGTCAGCGAATGGCATGGCCTACATGAGCGCCGCCCTCATGCGGAGGATCAGGAGCAAGGAACTGACGAAGGCCGACGCTGAGCGTTGGCGCAAGACCCTGCTCGAATGGGACCTGAAGGGGGATGATGGAGCCTACGTGAATGATCTACTTGGGGTTGTTAGTTAAGACGGTGAAGGGGTCAGTATCAACCGGTGGTTGCCTTTCAGAAGAAGAAGTCCCAAAATTTTGGGACTTCACCTATAAGTTCGCTCCACGCGCGCTTGCGCGCCCGCGCGGGATAGGGCAAAGTTATGTGGCAAGTCCCAAAATTTTGGGACCCGAAAACGAGGGAGCATGACCATGATGAAGCTGTTCAAGGACGACGCCGACATTGCCGACATCGACAAAGCCATCGAAACCATGAAGGAGGTCGAGCGGCTGCTGACCTCGATCATCGTGCGAGGTGATGACTGGATGAAGGCCGTGCCCGTGCGAGCGTCTACCGCCGACAGGCTGAACGCGCACAAGAACCGCATCCTGAAGATGAGGATGGACATGCAGGAAGATGGCTTCCAGGTCCGGAGGGCGCGTCGCCTGCCACCTCCGCCGGACGGCTACAGCTGACCGCGAAAAAAGGAGCGCCCGCATGATGCGGACGCCCTAGACCATCAGTTCGTTTCGCGCTTATAGCGTTTGAACCAGTTCACCGAGGTCCGCTGCAGGGTCAGCTTCCTGCCCACATACATGGACAATCCAATGAGCCCCGCGAGTGCGGTGACGGTGATCACGGTCGGCGCGCTGATTGTCAGCGATGCGTTGGTGATGGCGGCAAGCGTGTGTTCCATAGGGAACGCTCCTCTTTTGTCGAAAGCAGGATTGCTTCCTATGGGGACCACGCAACCCATTGAAAAAGCTAATGATTGGTAAAACATATTCGTGGCCGCAGCGCGGCGCAGCCGCGCGCCGCCTCATCAGCTTGCGTGATTAGTGTAAACTGTCGCGGCATGTGGTCCCCATAGGAAACAACACCTTAGGAGACTGAACATGAAAGACCTTCTGATCGAATGCATTTCCGACACGATGACCCTCGCGATCATCGGTGGCATCTACATCGCGTCCGCAGCCGGACCGTGTGGAACCATCGATCGGTGGCTGGGCTTCTGCGGGATCTGAACATCAGCACCTTCATCGAACCCTACCGTTCGACCAAGGCCACCGCCCGCAAGGGTGGTGGCTTTTTTCGCAGGCCATTGCTATCGTGGCTGTGCACAGCTGAGAACGCACTCCACTGCGAACCGAAAGGAACTCCCATGGCCAAGAGCACGTCCCGCATGCCCGGCAAGCCTGTCCAGGCGCTGAGCCGTTCGCGCCTGCCGAAGTCGGCGCCTTCGCTGCCGATGAAGGGCACGCTGCCGGCGAACAAGCCCAACCGCAACCTGAGCCCGGCCAAGCCCAAGGCCAACACGCCGAGATGAGCGCGATTTCGCGTCCAGCTGCTGCCTTCGGCCTCCGCATGGGCGTGACGCCCAAGGTCGGCAAGCAAATGAAGGCTGGCAAGTCCAGCCATGCGGGGGCTGGTCGCACCGTGGTGAAGGCGGGGCCTGCGGGGGCGGGCCGCGACTGCGTCAAGCCGAAGGGTGGCAAGTGAACGAAGCGTTCTTCTGGGGTCTGATCCGTCATCGCATGCCGCCTGGGTGGTTCACCCGGCGGATCGAGGACGCGAGCGGCAACCTCGGGACCTTCGACACGTTCCTCGCGCATCGCGACTGGGGTCAGGCATGGCTTGAGCTCAAGGTCGCGGGGCCCGATGCCAAGCCCGAGCTTCGGAAGGGGCAGCCCGCCTTTGGTCGCGGGCTTTACGATGCGGGTGTGCCGGCCGGATACCTGGTTGGCAGCCCGAACGGCAAGGTGAGGCTGCTCGGGCCGCTGACCCTCGGGGATGACTGGCGCGACCACCTGGTCGAGGACTGGCGCTACCTCGATGTGCCTGCAGTCTTGACCGCGCTCTTTCGCCCGAGGAATGTCGTTCCACTTCGCAAGCTGGGGTGAGACAGATGGCCAATGCCAAGCCAGCGAAATCATGGAGTGGGCCGGACGGCCCCAACCCTCCACCCAAGAGCCCTGGTCGCCCGCGTGGTCGGACGGACGTACCGGGCAAGACGATGCGGGTGAACAAGAAGCTCGACGAGATGCTGGGCCAGGCGCACAAGAACGTGGCCAAGGCGCTGCAGAAGGGTGACGTGCCCACGAGCCGGTGGATCATCGAGCACCTGCGTGACGAGGATGGCAAGAGGATCCCGAAGGGCGTCCTGGCTCCGCTTGTCCAGGCTCTCGACACGCTCGAGGATGTGGCGCAGGTCTCCAAGCGCGTGCTGCTGTTGGCGATCGAGGGTGACATGACCTTCGACCAGCTGAAGTTCGTCCAGGAGGCGCTGGCCCGACACTCTGTGCTGGCTGGCGTGGTCGAGTTGCGCAAGCTGCGCGACGAGGTGGAGGCGATGGCGCGCGCTAACGACCTCAAGCCTTCGGTGCTTGGCCGCGATCACCTTCCGTCCTGGGGTCGGCTTGCCAAGGACGTGACGCCCACGCATGATGCGGCCCAGAAGCTCCCAGCGGAGTAGGTCGGATGAAGATCGCTTGCCCGCCCGGGTATCGCACCGACATGCCACCGGTCGCGCCTGAGCCGTTCTGGTTCTACGGTGAGAATATCCGCTTCCGGATGGGTATTCCCGAGACCATCGGCCTGTTCACCAAGGCCTACAGCCTGCTATCTGGCGAGATCATCGCCTTCCCCGGCATCGAGAGGACGGCAACGCTCTACGGCGACGCGAACTTCCTGGTGCTCGGTGCGAGTGACAGGCTTGAGGTCCTGCGCTGGGAGACGGGCGAGCGCGCCACGATCATGACCCCGGAGGTCGGCGACACGGGGCGCTGGTGGTTCGCCGCGACTGAGCAGGAGATCATCTGCGGTCGATCGAACCTCACAGGCAAGACCTATGCGGTCAAGCGCTCGGACCTCAGCACTGCTGTCCTGCCGAATGCGCCCACTGGCGGCATGGGTGGCGGGATCGTGGCCGGGATCCTGGTCAAGGCTGGCACCGTGGGCGTGGCGGGTGATGGTCCGCGCATGGTGGTGCGCTGGTCGGCGCGGCAGACGGACCCATCGTCGTCAGGCACGCCCGCTGGTCCGTTCGGCTTCGAGGACTGGACGCCCAGCGATGTGAACGCATCGGGTGAGTTCCTGCTCGACGAGGGCAGTGAGATCAGGGGTGGTGGGTCGACGCAGTTCGGCTTCATGGTGTGGACCGACACCCGGGCCATCCTCCTCGCGCCGCGCAACGACCTCTACGTCTTCACCAAGTCGACGATTTCCCTGCGCGGCCTCCTGACCTCGCACTCCTGGACCGAGAGCGATGGTCGGCTTTGGTGGTTCGATCAGACGCGGACGTTGAACTTCTTCGACGGCGGTGGTGCGCGTCAGGTTCTCAACCCGATGCGACATGTCTCGACCGAGATCATTCGCGACCAGGACATCAGCCTGTGCTTCATGTCCTCTGACGCGGAGAATGGGGAGGTCACCCTGCACTATCCGGACCGCAACGGCTTCTTCCGTGAGCTGGTCTACAACTACATGGAGGACGCCTGGTACGCCTTCGCGCTGAACCGCATCTCGATGACGGACGCGCATGGCGACCGTCCGACAGTCGGCATCGACGCCTCCGGGCAGGTCTACTTCTACGACATTCGTGAAGCACTGCTACCCCAGATCACCGTGCCGATTGCGACCTTCTCATTGCCACCGCCTTCGTTGCCCGATCCACAGGCGGGCGGCCTTGGAGATCCAGAGCCCTTCTCGTTCTTCTTGATGACGAACTGGATCGCCCCACCCAACGCCGCCCTTGAGAGCCACCGGTCCCGCAACGTGGTGGTCTCGCACACCCTGTCCAACGTTCCCGATGTCCCGGCGACGGCTGACGAGCTGCAACTCACGGTGCAGAGCTATGGAAAGCTGGACCTCTACGAGACGCCCGAGGTCGACTTCGACAAGCGCCCGGTGGGCAAGATGCTGCGGGAGCTGAGGGCTGGCGGGAAGATGCTGCAGTTCATCCTGTCGGCCTCTAGCATTCGTACTCACCTGCGATTTGCACCCATGGATGTGGATGCTGACGGCTCCGGCAAGCGGTGATATGCTCGCCGCATCCCATGGCCAGACGGCCGAACCAAAAGGAGGGATAGATGGCAACCAGAACGACGACCACGACCACGGCGCCCCCACCCGCCGAGACGCAAGAGGGGCTTCCGTCGACCGAGCCCACCACGACCGAAGGTGGTGATGCGCCAGTAGAGCCCGAGACCCCCGAGATCGAGCTTTCCGCCTACGACAAGGCGGTGGCATTCAAGCCTGATCCGTGGGATCAGCTGCCCGAGGATCCCGAGGTGAGAGCGATTTACCTGGGCATCAACGGCCACATCAACTTCTTCAAGCGGAGGGCCTGATCATGGCGCGCAACACTTTCCAAGGCCTGATGCGGACGACCTGCGGGCGTCCTGGCTCCGTCCCCGATGCGGCAGGCCTGCCGAAGAACATCGCTCGCATGACGCTGAAGGGCGTCATCCAGTGCCGGGCGGTCGACATCGGGGCCAATGACGTGGTGATCGGCATGCTGCCCGCACACTTCCTGGTCACCAACACCATCGGCATCATCGCCCCGTCGGGCGGCACGGTGGCGGTGGTGCTGCCCGCGTTCCGTGGCTTGCCCGAGGTCGTCCTTCAGGCTGCTGCTGCGGTTGTCCCGGGTGAGGTGACGGCCGTCACGCCTGCGGTCAGCTTCGGGCGTGACCGCCCGATCGCGCTGCGCGGTGTGGCCCTGACCATGGGGCAAGCCAGTGTCGGCATCGAGGGCTTCCCGCTCGATGACGCTTCGGTCGCGGGGGACTGATGATCACCGTGGGGCAGGCAGCGGGGCTCAACCGGGTGCAGGATATCCTGCAGTCACAGCCTGAGTACCTGCAGTGCCTGCCCGCGGACTATGAGCGCCGGGTGATCTATCCGGCGCTCATGACACGGAAGCTGCGCTTCCTGTGCGAGTTCAGGGCGTTCATGACCTGGTTCCGGCCGGCATATCCGCCTGATGGCATCCCTGATGGTCGCGAGTTCACCGAGGCTGGGCCGCTGGTCTGGATCCTCGATGTGGTCGCGATGCCCGGGGTTGATGCCATGCGGCTTGGCCGCGAGATCAGCGAGACGCTTTACCTGCATGCAGGGGTGGAGGATGGTGGCCGGGTGCTGTTCTGGCGCTGGCCGCGGGGCCGTGTCGGTCACATCTGCGCCCGCAAGCCACGGAGAATGTCATGAGCAGCCTGTTCAAGCCGAAGCAGCAGACCACCACGCAGACGCAGAACCCCTATGCGGGCCTGCCTGACTGGGTGCTGAACTACTACAAGGACGACATGCAGACCGGGTCGGGGATCCTCGACAGCTCGGCTGCGATTGCCGAGTGGCTATCGAAGAACCCTTCGCAGGTCGTCGGCATGTCCGATGATGAGAAGGCGGCGCTCGACGGCATCCTGGGGCAAACGAACAAGAGCCTCGGCTACCTCGATGATGCGCGGGCTGCGATCGGTGGCGATAGGTACATGTCCGGCTACACCGATGACGTGGTCAACACCACGCTGGCCGGGATGGACCGCAACTTCGCCCGTGACGTCGCGGCGCGCGGCGCATCCGAGGCTGCGATTGGCGGGATCGGCGGGACGCGCGCTGCGGTGGCCGATGCCCTTGGGGGTCAGCTGCACGGCATGGACCGTGCCCAGATGGAGGCCAAGCTCAGGGATGATGCGTTTCGGTTCGGGTCGGAGATGGGGCTCAACGAGGCAGCAGCGTTGGAGAGCCTGGCGGGGTCTGGCATGCAGACGGCAGGCCAGGCCGCGCAGTTCCAGAGCACCTTCGGCGCGATGGACCGCGACCTTCGTCAGAAGCAGCTCGAAGCGAACCGCGAGGCTGGTCGCGATGCGATGAGCTGGTACACGGACATCTTCAACTCGACCCGCCAGTTGCCGCAGACCGGCGGCGGCGTGACGACCGGCACGCAGCCGGGAAAATCCCTGTTCTCCAACATCCTCGGCGCCGCGTCAGCGGCGGCTGGCATCTGGTCTGCGGTCTCCGACGAGCGGGTGAAGGAGGACATCGAGGTCGAGGATCATGCGCTCGACAAGCTGCGTGATCTGGACGCCTACCGGTATCGGTACAAGGATGGCTACGGCAACACCCGCGAGGAGACGACTGGCCTGATGGCACAGGACCTCGAGCGCGCGGGGATCGTCGGCGCAGTGCGCGAGCGCGAGGATGGGGTGAAGGTGGTCGAGCCCTATGCCGTGCTCGCCACTGTCGTCGCCGCGGTGCGTGAGCTGGATGATCGGACAAGGGTGAACGCTGGCCTCGAGGCCGCGTGATGGGGTACGACATCTGGCAGCACGCGACGGATGGGGCGACCCGCGCCGACGCGCAGAACATCGACCCCAGGTTCCTGGCGGCGATGCAGTCGGTCTACGCCGCTGCTCCAGAGGATATCCGCCCTCACCTGGGGATGATCTCCGCGTATCGCTCGCCCGAGCGCCAGGCGCAGCTCTGGGAGGAGGCGCTGGCCAAGTACGGCAGCCCCGAGGCTGCGCGGAAGTGGGTCGCCCCTCCCGGTCGATCGAACCACAACCACGGCCTCGCGATCGACATGCGCTATGGCAACGATGCGGCGCGGGAGTGGTTCCATGCCAATGCGCCGCAGTATGGTCTGGCCTTGCCGCTGAGCAACGAGCCGTGGCATGTCGAGCTTGCCGGGATCCGTGAGGGCTCTGCGCCCACGGCTTCAGGCTATGCGGGCCTGCACGAGGGGGTCGGGACGCCTGGTGGATATTCGATGGGCGCTCCTGCGCCGGATCAGGGGTTGAACGAACCGCAGCCGGATGACCGGTGGGATCGTGCATCTCGACTGTTCGAGATGGCTTCGATGCTGATGGATTGAGGAGAGCGAGATGCAGAACTTCACCGGATCCTGGGCGCGCGCAGCCAGTCAGCCGATGCCGCAGGCGGGCCTGACGCCGCCCACCGCTGGCGGGCCGCCGGTCATGGGTTCGAGCCTCAGGCCGCAACCCAACCCGCAGGCGGGGCTGAATGAGAAGCCCAAGACCTCACCGATGAATGGCATGCTGCAGTCGTTCATGTACCAGATGCTGGGGATGAAGCCCCCCAAGCCCAAGGCACAGGCGGCGGCCCCCGCTGCGCCTGCGGCGCGACAGGGGCAGATGGACCGCGCATCGCGGCTGTTCGAGATTGGCGCAGGACTGATGGACTAGGGAGGTCGGCATGGCTGGCGGCAACACGGCATATGACTGGCGTGACTTCATGTTCGACACGCGCGGAACCGGTGCGCCTGGTGGGAGTGCTGGTCTTGGCGACGCGCCCGGCCCCTCTGTCAACCCGGACATGCCGAAGAGCAGGCTGAACCTCAGTTTTGCGCCGGAGGTTGTCGAGCTACCCCCCAGCTTCTCTGTGGCAAACCGGGACGTTCGCAAGACCTTCGGGGTGGGTTTCCGCGATCAGCTGTTCAATACGCCCGAATGGCGGGCGGCGAAGTCTGGTGCTGCCAAGGCTGCTGCTGAGAAGAAGGCTGCCGAGGATTGGCTTGCCGACAAGCCGGCGGCCGAGCGCGACCTGGTTCGCAACCTTGATGACGAGATCAAGGCGGGCAAGGACCGGATCAAGAAAGCAACGGACGCCGAGGACTGGCCGACCGTGAAGGCCGAGAGCGAGAGGGTCGCGACCCTGGAGGCCGAGGCCAGCAGGCGCGCGCTGGAGAACACCCGCAAGGCGTCTGACCCCAATCGCCTCTACGCTGGGGCGAACGCCGAGCAGAAGAAGGCGGCCGACGAGATTGCCCGCTTCAAGAAGGAACGGGGCAAGGCCTGGGATGCCAAGAAGACCAACATGAAGAACATCGCCAAGGGCGGTGCCGCGACGGCGCTCCTTGGTGGTGCCGCCTACCTTGGTGGCCAGCTCATGTCGGATGCCGAGGAGAAACGCAGGTCTGACCCCACGAAGGTGGCGGTCGACGATGTCGTCATGCGGGTGCTGTCTGGTGAGGAGGTCTCGCCTGACGAAATCTACATGATGGAGCAGTTCTACGCTGACGATCCCGACAAGGTCGCGGCCATCCTGCGGACGGGCGAGGAGGTTCGTGGTGGTGCGGCGCCCGTCGAGCCGCCACCCGCCGCTGCGCCTGAGGCGCCGGCTTCGCCGCCGGTTGGCCCTCGCATCGAGAACCTTCCGCTGACCGATGTGGCTTACCGTGAGGGCGCGGAGAAGCCCGCGGTTGTCAGGCCGACCCCGACCTATGACCCCGAGGTCATGCGGGCCATCCTCGAGGATCCCGAGGGTGGGCCTGAGGTTGCCCAGTGGTACAAGGACAATGCCGAGGCCGAGGACCTTCGGCGCCGGAACAATGCCTTCCTTGACGCCTCGATCGAGAACACGGCCGCGGCGGCCGGGAGCCCTGACTGGTTCCTTGACTACCTGCGGGGGCAGGGCGAGCAGTCGCGCGCGGTGGACGCGGGTGGTGAGCTTCCCGTATCCGACAACTGGTGGAACAACTACGTGGTGCCGACTGTCAGGGCCTCGGATGAGGGCTGGCAGCGCCTCTATGGGCGGATCGACGAGGCGTTCCCCGATGATCCGGCGACCTTCTGGGAAAACCCCATCGGCTACACCCGCAACGCCATGGTGCCGGAGAGCTGGCAGGACGCGATCGACGGTGCGCTTGAGGGCGTCACGCCGCAGGACATGCTCGGGATCAACTTCCTCCTGGGTCAGACGACCGACGAGATGAAGAACCTGCCCTACAGCGCCGTGCGGGATGGCATTCTGTCCCCCACCTTCTATGCCGGCGTCCTTGAGGATCCCGCGCTGTCGGCTGCTTATGGCGAGGCCATGCGTAGCATGGGTGGCGAGCCGCTGCGTGGGCCTGACCCGATCACCGCACCGATCACCCAAGGCGCTGCCCCGCCTGCCTTCTGGGATCCAGGCATTCCTCCCGAACTGAACGCGGGGGCTGATGCGGGTGTGGGCGTTGGTGCCTACGATACCGGGATGCCGTCGATGGAGGACCTGAAGCGCCTCGAGGAGATCGGTGCGCTGGGGGCGAACCCTGACGGCAGCAACATGACGGTGGCGCAGTACATCCAGCAGGGCAACCTGGCTGGTGCTGGCATGCAGGCTGGCCTCCCGATGTTCGCTGGTTCCCCGATGCCGGTGCAGCGCGGGACGGTGATCCCGGAGGACCCGCGTCTTGGCCTGATGCCGGTGCCGCAACTGCCGCAGTTGCCGATGGCGCCGAGTGATATGCCCATCGAGGCCCGGGTGCCCCAGGGTACGCCCGGGTCGTTCCTGGACGAGAACGCGGGGGACTTCCGTCGCGCGGACAACGAGTGGAACAAGCTGGCCACCATGCTGGGCCTGACGCCGACCGGTGAGCCGGTGCGTGGTGGCGCGGGCCTATCGGCCCCTGTCGCCCCTCTACCTGCCGCACCTGCCGCACCGGTCACTCCTGGCGGGGCTGGTGACCAGTGGGCATTGAGCAATCCCTTCGGCTCTCCTGCCGTCGCGGGTGAGGTCGAGGATGCACGGGCGGCTGAGGAAATCGCGCGCTACAACGAAGAGGTGGCCAAGAAGGACGAGGCAGTTTCAGCCCTTGTCGACCAGGACGAGGTGCTGAACCCGCGCGGCCAGTCGTGGACGTCCGGCCCTTCGGGCCAGACCTGGGGTGCAGGCCTGTCCAGTGACGCAGGCGCACTGTCGATGGGGTCGCCGGCAGCTTCGGCCCCCGTGGTCGCCACTCCCATGACCCCCGGCGGCAACCCGGCCCCGGGCGCGAAGGGCGATTTCAACGTGTCGCGCGAGCGTGGCGCTGCGGGTCTTGCCGAGGATGCGGAGGCGGCTGAGGAAGAGCTGAACTGGATCAACCGGATGATGCGGGACAAGCTGGGCATGACGGATGCCTCGCAGCGCAACAAGGCGGCCGAGGCCCTGATCTCGTTCGGCTCGTCGGTCCTTGCGTCTCGGGGTGACGACTGGCAGGCGCTCGGTGAGGGGCTGCAGGCCGGCTACGGCACGGTCACCCAGATCAACGACGAGGAGGCGGCCGCGCTCGCCGCCCAGCAGGAAGCGATCCTTGAGGAGAACCGGTGGCGTGCCGAGATGGCCCTGAAGGAGCTGGCTGCGCGCAAGGGGGCGGGTGTCGATGGGATGCCCGACAAGCTTGCAGCTGTCGAGGAGACGGCGGCATATCTGGCACTCATGTACCCGGCACTCTCGGAGCAGGAAATCCGGGCGATGGCTGAGCGCTATGTCGGCATCAAGAGCGAGGCGGCTTGGGCCAACGCTGATCCGTTCGCTTTCCTTGAGGGGGTGAGCTGATGGTCGATCAGGCTGGGCTTTCGTTTGGCCCATCGACGTCTGCGGGTGTGGGTCTCAACGAACCAGCGCCACCTCTCACCATGCAGGATCGTGTTCGGGAGGTCATGCGCCTGCGTCAGCAGGGGTATTCGCTTGACGAGGCCCGGCGTGCGGTTGGCGGGGCTGATGCCGTGACAGCGCCACCACCACCGTCGCAACCGACCCCTGACCCTGGTGGCATGTCCCGCCTGGGCCTGATGGTTCCGGGCGCGCTCTCCTACGCCTCGGATGTCGTTTCCGGGGCGGGCACCATCATCGAAAACCTTACGGGGATCGACGGGATCGACGAGGGGAGCCGGGCGCTTGGTGATGCCATCGGGCCGAGCGAGATGCAGGAGGCCACGCGCGATGAGCGCTATGCCGAGCGCGCCCGCCGGGCAGAGGCTGGCGAGATCAGCGCCACGGAGCATTTCATCGGTGACGCGCTCGATGCCACGGCGGAGAGCGCGCCGGCCTTCGTTGGTGGTCTTGCGGGGGCCAAGGGCGGTCAGCTGGTCGGGCGCGCGGGCTACGCCGCGCTGTCGCCCGCGGCTCGGGCCATTGGCCTCGACAAGGTGGGCGCTGTCGCTGGAAAGGCGCTGACCGCTGTCGTTCCGGGCGCAAAGAAGCTGAAGGGCATGAAGCCGCTTTTGGAGAAAGGCTTCGCCACCCTGGGTGCCTTTGCTGTTCCGACTGCTGCCTATCTCGAGAGCGGCCGGGATCGCGCGATCAAGGAGGGGCTCGATGTGGCTGATCCGGAAGTCCAGGACCGGATTGCAACGCAGGCCGTCGCGCGGGGCGCGCTGGAAAGCCTTCCCATCCTGTCGATCTTTGGCCGGCTGACCAACCGGGCCGCCCAGGTGGAGGGGCGGGTTGCTGCGGCGTTCAAGGTGGGTGGGAAGTCTGCGCTCTTTGAGGGGACGCAGGAGGTCGCGGACCTGGCGCTGGAAGAGCTTTACCTCAACGACGAGTTGCGGAGCCGCCTGAACCAGGATGACTGGGCCGAGATCATGCCGTTCCTGGTTGACCGCTTCGGTCGGGATGCCGCTCTTGCGATGGTTGCCGGTGGCGGTGTGGGTGCGGCGGTGGGTGTGCCATCGGGCTTTACCCAGCAGGCCGTCACGAACCAGCAGGCCGCGCAGGAAGTTCGTATGGCGGCCCAGGTCCTTGAGCCGATGGGGATGGGGACGCAGGAGCTTGAGGAGCTGAGCCGGACACCTGAGGGTGCCGCCAAGTTGCGGGAGGCGGTCCAGCGCATCTCACTTGTTGAGCGTGCCCGGTCCACGCAGATGCGGGAGATTGACCGTCGCGCCGAGGAGGGCGCGGAGGAAGAGGTGGCCATGCTCCGTGAGCAGGTCAACAACCAGCTTGACGCCCGCATCGACAAGATCGCGGCGTTCCTGGGCGCTCCGAAGTCGCTTGAGGATGTGCGCCGCGAGCGCAGCGCAATGGAGAAGGACCGGAAGCGCCGGGCGATGGACCGGATCGCCGAGCGTGGGTTCAAGCCACAAGCGGACCTGACGGCCGAGGTTGCCGAACAGGTTGCGAACCGCTTGGACACGGCTGAGGGCCAGGTCGACCGGCTCCGGAGCCGGGTCGAGGCGACGGCCAACCCGGAGCGCAAGGCGGAAGCCCAGCGTGAACTCGACGAGGCGCTGGCTGAGCGCCAGCAGGCCCGGATCGATGCGCGCATGAAGGTTGAGGGGCTGACCCCGGCGCAGGCCCTGAAGGCCGTCGAGGGCGAGGACAGGCAGACCGATGCTCAGCGCCGCCGGCAGGCGCAGAGCGCGGCGCGCGAGCGCGCCGTCGAGCGCCAGATGGAGATCGAGATGCCGGAGACGATGGCTCCGGCGCTGCGCGTCCAGCGCGCACAGGAGATCATTGCCGAGGCCGAGGCGGATGAACGCCCGGATGCAGGCCTCGACGGGAAGATCAAGCGCCTTGAGCGCCAGAGACGGGCCGCGACATCCCCTGAAGATGTTGATAGGCTCACAGACGAGATCGCCGATCTTGAGGCACGGCGCGGTCTGCCCACACCTGCGGTGGAAGCGGCGCGTCGTGTTCTGCAGGCTCAGGGTGTAGCGGTCCCGCCGAGCGGTGAGGCGTCAGGGCCCACAGCTCAATCCGCCGAAGCTGAGGGTTTGCAGCCTGAGGGGACGGCATCAGGGCCGGTGGGCGCGGCAGCGCCTGCCGGTCCGCGCAATGCGCTCGACACCCCCACGCTGGCCGCTCGTGAGGCAAAGGCCATTCGTGAAGCGTCGACACCAGAGGCGCAGCTCGCAGCATTCGATGCTGCACTGTCAGATCGTCGTGTGGTTGATCCGGTAAAGCTCGAGGAGGCAAGAACCACCTTCGAGGTGGAGAGTTTTGCTGGTGGTGATCCTGTGGCTGCAGCTGAGGCCGCTCTGGCCACCGTGGTCGCGACCGACCGCGAGGCGGGCCGCCGGGCAATGGCCGCGAAGACCTACAAGCGCGCGCCGCGCGCCGAGGGCTTCGACATCGAGGGCGGCAACCCGTTCCGGGATCTCTCTGGCGAGATCGAGACCGGCAAGGGGCTGGCCGCCCTGGAGGCGTCGATGTCAGAGTGGTCGGCCAAGTCTGGCTTCGAGGCCGCAGCCCATGTCGACGAGGCGACGGGCGAGGTCCTTGGCGTCGTGACGAACGACATGGTCAACGCCATCATGCCGCCGAAGGCTGGCCTCAACGACCGCAGGATCACCTTCACCCACACCCACACCGCCAACACGCCTTTTTCGTCCGCTGACGTGCGTGCGGCGCTGATGTCAGGACAGCCCTTCCGGGCTGTCCTGCCTGATGGGTCGGTCATCGCCATGCGGCCGACGCGTCGCTACAATCCGGACGGCTTCTACAAGGTCTTCCGCGCCGTCAGGGAATATCTCGCCGACAAGCTGCCTTCGGACATGCCATTCGTGGATCGCGCCGTGATCCGCCAGGAGGCATTCCTGCAGGCCATGGAGATGGCTGGTGCCATCGAGTACCGGTCGCCCTTTCGTGGGCTGACCGATCAGCAGAAGGACTACGTCAATGCAGCAGTCGACGCCACGGCCGCCGTCAGTGCCACAGCCTTTGTACGAGATGGAGCTCCTGGACGAGCGGGAACTGCGGAAGCTGGCGGCCCAGGGGGACAGGCTGGCGAGCGAAGAGCTGTCGATGAGGCGGTTGGAGAGGAAGAGCCTGACGCCGACGACTTTGACGCCGAAGGTGTAGACTTCGAGCAGGGGGTCATCGGTTACCTCGATCCTCGGAGTTCACAGCGGCAGAAGCGGCCGTCCTATAACGAGGGTCGGGTCGCCGAGATCGCCGACAAGATCATCGCTGACGTCACCGCCCAGCGGGCGAAACGGACGATCGCCGCGGACATGATCCGTGAGGGCAGGGTCACGCGCGAGCAGCTGATTGCGGGTATCGGCGAATACCTCAAGAGCGACGGCCGCAAGCAGATGTACACGGTGACCGATGTGCGCCGTGCGATGTTCACGACCCCGATCACCTTTGACATGCTCTACCAGCGGGCCGAGGGGCGGACCAATCGCGCTACCAAGGCGGGCACGAAGCTTTGGAGCGTGAAGCCTGAGTACCTTCCGGAGTTCCAGCTGGCGCTGGACCTCGAGCGCCTGATCAATAATGCCGGCATGGGTGGTATCCGGCGGATCGAGAACAAGTTCGCGGCCGGTGGCGGCTTCGGTGAGGGCAAGACCTACTTCCTCGAAATCTCACCCGAGCTTCGCAGGTTCACCGAGCTGATCGGGCCGGAGGGCATGCGCTTCGACCCGCCCATGGCCGACCCCAACAACACGAGGCAGCTCAAGCGCAACCGGAACAGCAACCGGCTCTCGCGGGAGGGCCTGGATGTTGCCGCGCGCACGGCCCGCTACCTGCAGGCCAATCGCTACAAGATCGATCGGGACAAGCTCTACGCGATCGAGCCTGATGACCTGATCTCCGGCAAGTCGCTGGCGCGGGATGGGATAAAGCGGTCTGATATCGCGAAGTGGGACGCCATGCGTCCTGCGATTGCTGGCGTATCCTTGAAGACCATGCCGAAGGACCAGGCCTACTTCGTCAAGAACATCGGCTGGAAGATCGACGAGAAGCGGCGCGATGCGGCCAGCCGCATCCGGCAACTCCGAACGGCCTACGAGACCTTCGTGGCCGAGCATGGTGCCGATGCGGATGTCGGCTTCATGTACCAGATCGACGACCGTGGCCGGATCTATGCCGATGGCTCTTTCCACCCGCAAGCGGACGGCGACATCAAGGCGCTCTTCTCGGTGGATGGGAAGAACATCGTTGACGACATGGTGACGGTCGACAACTCGGCGTCCGGCTGGCAGATCAACGCGCTGATGGCCTATGACCACGTCGCGGCGCCGCACCTGAACATGGGGCGGGGTCAGGCGACGCAGGAGGGTTACCGGAAGTCGGACCTCTATACCAACACGCTCGAAGCCATGCGGCAGCGGCTCTTGAGGGATGCGGAGGCCGAGATCCCCGCCGGGCTTGGCGTGCGGGAGCGGGCCAAGGCCGAGAAGCGCAAGCGCTGGGCGCGCTACTTTGTCGACACCATCTTCCCCTCGGCAGACCCCAAGTCATGGAAGCTCGATCGGGATGGGATCAAGCCCGCCATCATCGCGATGAACTATGGCGGCCTGGACAAGAACTTCCGCAGGGTGCTGCAGAAGGTCCTGAAAAACGACATTCGCCTGCCTGACGGCGACAACGAGGGCGCCTGGTCGTACCTGACCGAGGCAGGGATGGAAGGTGTGGAGAAGACCGCTCCGCACGCCCTTGCCCTGCAGAAGTGGACCGTGGCGAATGTCGCCGCGCTGTCGCGCGCCCTCTACGCCAAGTACGGCGAGGCGACCCCGACGATCGATGTCACCATCGGCATCGATGGCAAGATCTCCGTGAAGCGGCAGAAGCGGGTCGAGACCGAGACCCGCATCAAGCAGCTGGCGAACGAGGTGACCGTCAAGTTCAAGGTGAACAAGCCCGAGCCGGACCACGACAAGGTCGCCAAGGCGGTCTGGGCGAACCTGGTCCAGTCCTACGATGCGGCTGTCCTTCACCGCACGGTCGAGCGGTACAAGCGCGCGACGGATGGTGCCTACATCACCACGAACCATGACAGCTTCACCGTGCCGCGTGAGCAGGAGGGCGCGATTTCCTCTGCGGTTCGCGAGAGCATGCGGACGATCATGGAGCAGGTCGATGTTCCCCAGTCTCTTTACGAGGAGCTGACCGCAATCGCCCGCCGGGAGGGGGTCGAGGTCGATATCCAGCCGTTCGACAACCTGGGCCGCTATAGCTACGACGACCTCATGACGTCGACGCCGGTATTCGGTGAGGACGTTCTCAAGGTGGACGAGCGGGGTAAGCCCTATGACTTCGTTCCTGAATACGCCGAATTGCCCGAGGCCGGTGCCGAGTTGCGCCGCGCCATAGACGACGAGGTTCCGGTGGGTGGTGGCAGCACACCAACTACCGGATCGCCCCCTGCCTCTGTCCCGGTTCAGGGGCAGGGGGCATCACGCATCGAGGATCTGGCGCCCGAGGTTCGGCGCGCGGTCGATGTGGCGGATTACATGGCCTCACTGCCGGAGAGCCGTTCGCTCCTGCAGAAGGTGCAGGAGATGGCCGCCTCACCCAAGGTGGCCAATCGCACCTTGATGCAGATCATGGAAGACACGTTCTTTAACGCCGCGGCCCCGATCCGCAGGCTTGAGATCGCGGTCAAGGGGGCATTGCCGCAGGGTGCCGAGAGCGCCTTCAAGGCAGTCGAGATGGCGGTCCAGGACAGTGGCCGTCAGGAGGCGCTGCTCTACTACGGCGCGGCCAGGTTTGGACAGTACGGCGAGTATTCTGTCGCCCCTGGCACGATGGGTCTTTACGACATCTTCAAGCTGGCCGGCGGCGAGGGGGCTGACCGTGGCCAGCGTCTGCAGGACTGGATGCAGTGGATGGTCGCCCGCCGGGCGCAGGACCTCGCGGCCCGCGGGATCAAGACGCCCCTTACGCCCCAGGACATCCAGCAGGCACTGGCCAAGGGCGCGAATATCCCGGAGTTCCAGCAGGCAGCGGATGCCTGGAAGAAGTTCAACGACGCCAACCTCGACTTCCTCGAGCAGTCGGGGCGGATCAACGCGGCCCAGAAGGCAGCGATGCAGGCTGATGACTTCTACGTCCCCTTCTACCGGGCAGACGAGCGCGTCGATGGCACCTCGCCGGAGCTGGAGCTGCCCGAGTATCGCGCGGGAACGGTGAAGACGGGCGTCCTGTCGCGAGACCCGGGGATCATGAAGATCAAGGGTGGCGACAAGCTCAGGATCGACAACCTGATGCAGAACATGATCCGCAACAGCCAGGCCATGGTGGCCGCAGGCATGCGGAACAGGGCCGCCAACCAGACCTTCGACCTGATGAAGGTCGCGGGGATGGCCCGGGTCGAGCCGCTGACGACCAAGAAGCCTGATCCGAACGCGGTGCGTGTCTGGCAGAATGGCGTCGAGAGTTGGCTGGTTCCCGAGGGGCGTGAGGCTTATCCGGTGATGATGGCCTTGGCTGGCATGCAGCCGGTCCAGCAGGGCCCGGCGATGCAGTTCATGACGGACCTTGCCAACATCTTCCGTCAGGGCATCACGCTCACCCCGCCCTTCATGATCCGCAACGCCATTCGTGGTGCTGTCTCGTCGGGTATCATGACGACTGGGGCCAACCTCACCCTGACCAACAACACCATCACCGGCTTCCGGGATGCCTATAACAACGGGCAGGCCACCCAGGCCTTCAAGGCGCAGTCCGGGATGGGCGATTATCGGTTCGGTGGCACCGACACCGGCTTCGGCAAGAACGACATCCTGATCGAGTTCGGCCTCTCGCCGAAGACGATGGGGTCGCGCTTCCGGAAGTTCATGGAGAAGATGGAGCATGTCGGCTCGGCCACCGAACTGGCCGACCGCATCGCGGCCCGTGAGACCATGATCGCCAACGGTATGCGGCCCGACGAGGCTTCTTACCAGGCCCTGACCATCATGAACTACAGCCGCAAGGGCAACAGCCAGGCGCTGCGCGCCTGGTTGCCGCTCGTGCCGTTCCTGAACGCGCGCCTGCAGGGCCTCTCGCGACTGGCCGAGGGCGCCGTGGGGCGGCGCGGGGCGCTCGGGCGCAGGCAGGCGCTGATGCAGATGGGGCTGAACGGCCTCATCTACTCGGCCTTCGGTGCTGCGGTCTGGCTCTGGAACGCCTCGGATGAGGAGCGGCGCGAGAAGTATGCACAGGAGCCGCTGTACCGGCGCCTGAACTTCCACATCGTCTACGTGGGCGACACCACCCTCTACATCCCGAAGGCCTTCGAGTTGGGGCACCTCTTTACCTCGATCCCCGAGCTCTTTGCTGACGCGATGGTTGGCGACATGAACGAGGGTGGCGCTGAAGGTCTCGCGATGGTCGGCTCCGGCATCTTCAAGATCGCCTACGACACCGTCGCCATGAACCTGATCCCCGCGGCGGTCCTGCCGAGTATCGAGGCCATGACGAACTTCAGCTTCTTCCGTCAGGCCGAGATCGAAGGGCAGCGCGAGCAGGACATGCTGCCGGCGGACAGGACGGCCGGTGCCTCCATGCTGTCGCGCCTGGTCGGGCGGGACATGGGTATCTCAGATCTGACCGGTATCTCGCCCACGATGATCGAGCACTGGCTGTCGAGCCACGGCGGGATCTATTACACCATGCTCAGCACGGCAGTGGAGATCGCAGCGGGTGATATGGGGCTTGCCCCGGTCCGGCCGGGCGGAGCCTTTGGCGACGTGCCGGTGATCTCGCCTGCGTTGACGGCGGCCTTCGGGTCGATGGTCAGGGATACCAACGTGGCGTCGACGCGGTTCATCGAGGAATACTACCGGACGAAGAACTACGTCACCCAGATCTACCGTTCAGCCGCTAACGCCGCGCGCGGCGGGGATGTCGAGTACGCCCGCCGCCTGCTGTCGGAGTTTGGCGGTGCGCCGGCAGCCTACAAGCTGATGAACCGGGCCGGTACGGAGCTGACGGACATCAACACGGCACTCAGGATGCTGCGGGACAACAGGGAAATGAGCCGCGAGCGCAAGCGCGCCGAGGAGGAGAAGCTGATCGCCCGGCGCAACGCGATCACCCGTGAGGTCGTGAACACGATCAGGGCTATCGAGGAGAAACAGGGCACCGACTTCCGCAGTGGTCAGGGGGTATTGGCCAGGATCCTGCCGTGAGACCGATCCTCTCCGGTGAAATTGCCGAGATCAGGCGGCTTATTGACAAGCAGCGGCTGGCGAACTTCGACATCCTCAGCCGGATCGAGCGCATCCCGGCACCGCTCGAATTCGGTGAGGCGGTCCTCGGCAACAGGTTTGACGCCTGGCAGCGCCGGTACATGGAGGAGTGCCGGGCGCGCGGCCGGATCGCGCTGGCTGCCTGCCGTCAGTCTGGCAAATCGACCGTCACCGCCATGTTCGTGGCCTGGTGTCTTATCTTCATCCCGGGCTTCCAGTGCCTTGTAGCCTCTCGCTCCCTACGCCAGGCCTCTCACTACCTGAACAGCGTCCGCAACGCGGTTCTCTCGGTCATTCCCCGTGAGGCCATGCCGCAACTGAACCGACTGAGCATGGAGCTTCCGAACGGGAGCCAGATCATCTCGATCCCCTGCGCCCAGCCGGACGCGGGCCGGGGCTTCTCGCCGCACCTGATCATCCTGGACGAGGCCGCGTTCGCGCCGGAGGCGCTCTTTCGGGCCATTACGCCTTCGCTGGCGGCGACGGATGGTGCGCTGCACATGCTGTCCTCGCCGAACGGGCGGCAGGGGTACTTCTTCGAGGCCTTCGAGGGTGAGGCCAAGAGCGTCTTCCTGTCGATGAAGGTGCCTTACACGATGTGCCCCCGGATCTCCGAAGAGACCATCAGGAACGAAAAGATCGCGCTGGGCGACCTTTACTTCCGGCAGGAATACGGGGCCGAGTTCATCACGCCCTACGGGGCCTTCTTCGGCTTCTCGGCGATCCAGAACCTTGAGGAGGGCGAGGATCCCGATCTGACCGACCTCGAACTGCTGGACATGGACAAGATCCTCGAGAAGATCATGCCGATCCCGGAGCCACGGAAAGAGGACCTTGCCGTCGCGCTGGACCGGGCTGAGCGTGTGAAGCAGGTGCTTTATGAATGAGGTTCCGCAGTTCAACCGCATCCTCGACTGGAAGAAGCGCGGCTATCACCTGAGGACGCCGCCGCTGGTCCTTGTCGGTTACGACCCGGCCGGTGACGGCCGGGACCGCGACGCCCTGACGCTCACCGCGCGGGAGGAGCACCAGAAGGGTGAGCCGCACGATCCTGACTTCTCGGTGATGATGCTCTACCGCTGCCTCATGGCGCACCAGATGCCGCCCGATCTGGAGTTCCCTGACAAGCTGGCCATGCTCCTGCGCCTGCATCGGCAACTGAACCAGTGGCGGAAGGTCGGGCGCGCGGCCAACCACGTCTTCACAGTTGAGACGAACGGGGTTGGTTATGCGATGGGGTCGGCGCTCCGGTCGAATATCGGGCAGAACGTGGTCTGCTACACGACCGTCGGCAACGCCAGTGCCGATCCCTATACCGACAAGAAGCTGGCGATGCCGCGGCTGGCGGCCTTGGACAACCTGCGTGTTCTCGCGGAGACCCATTCCCTGAAACTGGCCAAGGACGCGCCGGGGCGCGACGAGCTGACCCGGCAGATGGCGTCTTTCGTCTGGCGCAGGCCGGGTCGGCCGGAGGCGATCGAGGGGCAGCACGACGACCTCGTTCTTTCGCTGGCCGGGGCCTGCTGGATCGGCTGCAAGGTCATTCCACCCCTCCTGAAGCAGGTTCCGGTGCGCGTGACCGGGATCCGGAGGCACTAAAGTGCTGGGCCTAGCGAAAATCAGTGACTTCCGTATGATGGGGCAACCAGCGACAGGAGCGGCGCATGGCTGATGGTGATCTGATCTTCACGCGGGACGAGGACGGAGTGACCTTCGGACCTCCGGCGCCGCCGCCCGCGCCCGAGGCCGTTCCGCACTCGGCCAACCTCGCAACCATGATCCAGCAGACCTCGCTCGATGCGATTGCCGAGACGTTGACCGAGACCGTGGCCTTCGACCAGGACGGCTTGTCGCCCTGGGAGGAGATCGCAACGGACGTCATGGATCACCTGGGTGTCGGCCCGGATGCCGAGCCGGATGATGGTTCTGACGAAACCTCCGACACGTCGAGCCACACGCTGATGCTGACCGCGCTCCTGCGCTTCCAGGCCAAGGCGCTGTCGGTCATGCTGCCCTCCGATGACATGGCGATCCGCACCAAGCCCGCCTTCGACCTGACCCAGATCGAGGACGAGGCCCAGCGGGACGAGATGACCGAGAAGATCTCGGCGGCCGAGCGGCGGGTGCAGCAGTTCTACACCGATTACCTCTTCCACAAGCTTCCATCCTACGAGGAAGATACCGACCAGATCCTGCACGACATGGGGCTGATGGGTGTCGGCCTTCGCAAGATCGTGGTGGACCGATCGCGCACGGCGACGCCGGTCATGCCGGAGTATGTCGCGCTCGGGGACCTGATCGTTTCCTATTCCAGCCGCAACTTCCGGATGGGGCGCTATGCCCACAAGATGGACATGCCCACGGGAGACCTGATCCGCCGGATCCAGACCGGGGTCTACCGACCGATCAAGCTGGTCGACCAGGACACGCCGGACAGCACGGCGCTCTCGGATGCGCGCGACAAGGTCTATGGCCTCGTGCCTGCCAACCTGATGAACAGCGAGACGCACCGGATCTACGAGGTCTATACCCACCTCTACCTCGCGGCCGACCAGCACCCTCTGCTGCTCCCCCGCCCCTACATCGTGACGATCCACTCCGCGAGCCGGGAAATCCTTGCGATCCAACGCAACTGGGACGCCGCCGATCCCGACGAGACACCACTGGAGCACTTCGTCGGCTACATCTACCACCCGGGCAAGAACGCGGTGACAGGTCTCGGCCTCGGCCAGATCCTCCTGCAGACCACCAAGGCGCTGCGGAAGGCCCAGCGCCGCACGCTCGAAGCGGGCTACCTGCAGAACCACCCCTCCGGGTTCAAGCTCTCGAACCTGTCGATCCGGAATGGCGACACGAAGGTGCGCCCGGGTGAATTCGTCGACGTGGACAGCCCGACCGGGGATATCCGCGCCGCGCTGATGATGCACCCGTTCCAGGGGCCATCGCAGGGACTGATGGCCCTGGCGCAGACGCTGGAAGCCAACGGGCGCGAGCTGGGCGGCATCGCCTCCATCGACTTCGCCAGCTTGATGAAGGCCGGCGTTGCCGCCGGCCCCGCCATGGCCGCTTTCGAGGAGAGCACCGAGTTCCAGACCTCCGTTCACCGCCGCCTTTACAAGGCGCACCGCAAGGAACTGGAGATCATCCATGACCGGATGCGGTTGGTGGTGGGGAACAAGCCTGTCCTCTTCGGCACGGACCAGACCCTTCAGCCGGGCGACCTCACGGCTGTCGACATCCTGCCTTACATGCAGCCCGGGCAGGCCTCGCGGCAGAAGGTCATCATGGAGGCGCAGGCGATCTGGGATCTGGCCAAGGACAACCCGGACCTCCTGAACAAGCGCCGCGCCGCGGAGAACTTCATCCGCGCATTGGGATCGCCCGATGCGGATCGGCTTGTCATTCCCGACCCCGAGGAAGAGGAAGTCCTGCCAGCCGATCCGATCACCGAGTACACCATGATCCTGGGCGGTCGCCCGGTGAAGGCTGGGCCGATGCAGAACCATCAGGCCCACATCGACGCCCATGGCGCGCAGATGCGGATGGTCCAGACCTCCTCACTGCCGGTCGAGCAGGGTGAGGCGGTCATGGCGAGCCTGGCGGCCCACATCGCTGAGCACATGGGCTTGCAGCTCATGGTCGAGGCTGCGGGCATGATCGGCATCAGCCTGGACAAGATTGGCCCCGACATGGCGCCGGAGATCGAGGCGCAGCTCGCCCCCATGCTGGCGCAAGCCGTCATGCAGATCGAGGCCGCCCGGCGGCCGCCGGATCCGGAGGAGGCCCGCATCGAGACCGCCCGGGTGGTGGGGCAGAGCCGGATCGAGGCGACCCGCGTGGCGGCCGAAGGCCGCCTTGCGTTGGCCGACATGCAGGCTCGGCATCAGCAGGAACTGGAAGACCTCAAGGCCAAGCACGCCAAGGACCTTCAGGACATCAAGGACAGCGCAGCACTCGATCGCGAGATCGAGGACAACACGACCGCGCTCACCATCGCCAAGCTCAAAGGCTCAGGCAAGACCGCCGAGGCCCCGGCTGGCGCCGGGGCTGGCGCGGGCGCCAGGGCCAAGTCCGGAGCGAATGCCTGATGGCCGGCCTTCTCAATCCAGCTGTCGAGGCCAGCGTCTGCCGTGAGATGATCCAGAAGATCTCGCAGCAGCTCGAGCAGGTCGAGCGGCAGCTGACCCACACCCCTCTCGACATGAATGCCTACCACACCACCTTCGGTCGCGCGGCGGCGCTGCGCGCCGCGCTGGCCGATCTGACGACCATCTACAACCAGAACTTCAACGTCTAACCGGAGCACCTATGACCAACCTGATCCTTCCCAAGGCAACGGCGCAGGCCCTCAGGGCCGAACGCCATGTCGCCGACAGCATCCAGCGGAGCTCGATCAACCAGCTTACCTCCGACGATTTCGTCACCGAGAAAGAGGTCGAGCGGCAACTGGCCGAGCTGGCCGATTACATCGCCGACCGGCGCGCAGTCGAACCGAACTACTGCCTGCCGCACCCGGCTGGCTGGCGGGTTTCGGTCCTCATGCTCACGGTGCCGGAGGTGACGGATGGTGGCGTCCACATCGTGGACGAGATGCGCGAGGCGCGCGGCATGGCTTCACCACAGGGGGTTGTGCTGGCCCTTGGCGCGTCGGCCTTCCAGGACAGGAGCCGCTTCACCATCAACGGCGAGCTTGTTCCCTGGCTGAAGGTCGGGGATCGGGTGATCTGGAAGAAGTATGACGTGACGACCTTCCAGATCGCGAATGGCCAGCGCCTCGGGTTCATGAACGATACCCAGGCGGTGGCGACCATCGATAGCGGCTGGGCCATCCCAGCATAACCAGGAGCGCTTCCAATGGCAGACGAAGACGATTTCCACGACATCGGCGATGGTGGGGGGGGCGGCGACCCGCAGCAGCCCGTCCAGCAGCCGGCTGTCGACCTGTCCCCCATCGAGGACCGGCTGAACCGCATCACGCAGGCCATCACTGGCCTGACCCGGGACCAGGAGACGCGTGAGGTCCAGAGCCGGATCAACACGGTCGAGACGCAGCTCCGGCAACGCATGACGCAAGCCGAGACGGCGGTGACGCTGGCTGAGCGCAAGGTTGCCCAAGCCTATGACAGTGGCGACGGCACCCAGATTGCCCGGGCCAACCGTGAGCTGACGGAGACCATCGCGAACCGCGAAAGCATCAAGGCCGACATCCGTGAGTTCGACCGCTACAAGAAGGATGCTGACCGTCAGCGGCCTGCGCCGCAGACCCAGCAGCAGCCTCAGGCGGGCGAGGAAGGGGCCAAGGACACCCGCAATCTTAACGACTGGAAAACTCGCAATTCTTCGTGGTATGGTGTCGACGCGGACATGACCAAGGCCGCCCACGAAGTCGACAAGTCCATTCGTGAGGCAGGCGTCATCCCCGTCGGCTCCCAGGAATATTTCAAGGCGATCGACAGACAGATGGCGCAGAAGTACCCCGACAGGTTCAGGTCCACGCCCAATACGGCAGGTGCCGGTGACGGGCGCCAGCCTGCCCCGCAGCGCCAGACGGGTCGCATTCCGCAGTCGGTTCTGGATAGCTGGAGCCGCATGGGGATCGACGTCAATGACAACAAGACCCTCGAGCGGATGGTCCGCAACCAGCAGGCGCTGGTTGCCAAGGGCATCCTGCCGCAAGAGCGTCAGTACGGCCCGGTGATGACCCGATGAACAAGCGCAGCACCCCAGATACCGAGGCTGGAATAGACGAGGGCGCGTCGACCTTCGACGCGCGCTGGGCTGAATTGGAGGAGCGCGAGGCGCGCGTCGCCGCGCGGGAGCGTGAGGTCGAACTCAGCACCCGCAGCCGGGCGCTCGATGACACCAGGCGCTACGAGCGCCCCTCGATGGACTACTACGCCCCGCCGAACCAGCTTCGGACGCCGGAGGATCCGGAATACCATTTCCGCTGGATCGCCGAGTATGTGAATGGCCAGCACATGCCGCGCAACGTGCAGACCCGCCTGCAGGAGGGTTACGTTCGCGTCCGCATGGACGAGCTGCCGGAGGACTTCCTCGTTGACGAAGACCTGAAAGGGGACGGCTACGCGCGCACTGGCGGGCTGATCCTGATGCGTCTCCCCGTCTCCCGGAAGATGCAGCGTGATGCCTACTACCGCAAACGGTCTCAGGAACGGGCGAATTCCGTCGATGAGCTCCAAGGGGTGGCTGGCCGCAACGCTGTCAGAGAAGACCGTGGAACGCGTTCCCTGACCGGGGCGGAGGCGGGCCGCGCCATTGCCACCATGAGCCAATCGTAAGGAGACAGAGATGTCAGGTATGGGCTTCAGACTGGCCCGGTCGCAGGGGATGGAGGGGTCGACTGGCAACCTCAACGAATTCCCGATTGCTCCGGGCAACACCAACAAGATCTTCAGGGGCGACCTCGTCACGCTGAACGCCGGCAAGGTCGAGAGCACCGATGGTGGTGCTGGGGATAAGGTCCTCGGCATCTTCTGGGGGTGCAAATACGTCGCGCCGGACGGCTCGTTCGAGTTCCGTCCGATGTGGGACGGCGTCGCCGGCCGCAAGGACGTCCTGGCGATGGTCGCCGTGATGCCGGCAGGCGCGACCATGCTGGTTCGGGGTAAGCCCGGGGCCACCTATACCGATGCTGACGTGGGCACCCGCAAGGCTGCCGATGTCAGCGTGGCGGGTGACCCCCTGTCGGGCATGTCGCGGGCCACGCTCGGCGCTCCGGGGGCCACTGTGCCCACCGCCGCGCTGGTCGTCCTGCGCAAGGTCGACATCCCGGCGTCGCCGGCGGTGGAGGGTGACTGGTTCGAGGTCGCCGTCGCCGCTGACAGCGCCGTCATGAACATTGGCGCATAAGGGGGGCCAAACATGTCAGCTATCAACAGAGCAGCCCTCCGGGAACAGCTGTGGCCCGGAATTTTCGAGATCTTCGGTTCGACCTACTCGGACTACGAGGATCAGTACGGCTATGTCTTCACCACCCGGAAGTCGACCAAGGCCTACGAAGAGTACGTGATGGAGAGCATGTTCGGCCTGGCCCCGCCCAAGGCTGAAGGCGCTCCGATCATCTTCGACGAGGCGGCTGAGGTCTGGAAGGGCCGGGTCGAGATGAACGCCTACGCGTTGGGCTTCATCGTCACCCGCGAAGCGGTGAACGACAACCAGTACTTCGACCTGGTGCCGCGCTACACCCGCGCCCTGAAACGGTCCATGAAGATCACCAAGGAAGTCCGCGCCGCGGCCTTCGTGGATGCGGTCTTCACCACCTCGACCACCGGTGACGGCAAGCCGATCTGCGCGGTGGATCACCCGCTCCGCAACGGTGAAGTCCTCGCCAACCGCCCGGCCGCCGCTGCCGACCTGAACGAGACCTCGCTCGAGGCCGCGATCATCCAGATCGGCGAATTCGTGGACGAGCGTGGCCTGCGGATTGCGGTGAACGCCCGCCGGATGGTGGTGCCGAACTCCCTGCAGTTCACCGCCGAGCGTCTGATGAAGACGACCGGCGCGCGGGTGGGCACGGCCGACAACGACGTCGCGGCGATCCACACGCTGGGGATGGTCCCGGAGGGCTATCGGATCAACAACTACCTGTCCGACCCGGCGGCGTGGTTCCTGATGACGGACGTGGACGAGGGCATGACCCACTGGGATCGTGAACCCCTCGACCTCGAAGAAGGGGACGGGTCGGAGACCCAAACGATGCGGGTCATGGCCTACGAGCGCTATGCCTTCTCGTGCATGGACCCCCGCTCGATCTTCGGCGTGCCTGGCTGATCGCGCTCCCTGGCGCGTGAGGAAGTTCCGGGGGTCGTCCGTCAGGGCGGCCCCCGTTGTCAACTTGGAGGGCAGGATGGAGACGGGCTTCACCTTTGCGGATGTCTATGACGATGTGGTCGCGCGGGCCGGTGGCGAGCAGTCAACAGCTGAGGACGTGATCCGGGTCCGGCGCGGTCTGAGGCTGCTCCTGGAGAGGTGGGAGGCCAAGGGCTTCAACACCTGGCGCATCCGGATGCTGCGTGTCGTCGCGGTCGGTGGCCAACCCTTCATTCGTCTCCCTGCCTGCGTCGACGACATCATCCATGTCGTCCATGTGCGCGGTGGTGAGCTGACCCGCATCCCGCCTGACAAGTACATGACCATCGGCCCCAAGGACCGGACCGGGTCGCCGGGCGAATACTGGCTGGCGCGGGAGGAGTGCCCCAAGCTCTACCTCAACCCGACCGGCAACGGTGACCAGCTTGAAGTCTGGTACGTCGAGCGGCCGGCGGATTTCACCGCGGCGGCGGCCAACATGTCCGACGTGCCGGGCCGGTGGCTCGAAGCCATGATCCTCGGGTTGGCACTGGACCTGGCGCGTAAGCGCCCGGGGGATGGCGGGCAGTACAATGAGGGGCTGATCCAGCGGCTTGCGGGCGAGGCCGCAGAGGCGGAGGATATCGCCATGCGTGCGGACCGCGACCGTTCGCGCTTTCGGTACAGGATCGCTTGATGGCCACGTTCAGGTCCTTCCCATCCCACCTGAAGCCGATGCGAGGGCGCGGCCTGATCACCTGTGCCAGATCTGGCTTCCTGCGCTTCCCCGATGACATCGTGGAGGTGGACGGTATGCCCATGGCCAAGGACAAGGCCGACTTCTACGGTGCCTTCGGCACCGACCACCCGCAGGATCACGCTCAGCCGGAGATCGGGGGTGATCCGAAGCCGGTGCGCTTTGGTGGGCTTGATGAAGCGCGCTCGAAAAGTGACCTGTCCATCAGTGACCAGGAAATCCTCGCCTCGATCCGCGAGAACCGTCCTCCAAGACCGGGGTTCTGATCCATGACCTATGACCAGCTCATCGCCTATGCCCCGCTCGCCCTGATCGCCAAGAACAGGGACACTGTGGCCGAGATGCCCAACATCGTGCGGCGGGCGCAGGGCTACCTGGTCGCCCGTCTCGACCACGACCTTTTCCGGATGATGCAGCCTTCAGCCCCGATCGGGGCGAATGGTGTGATCGACACGTCGAGCTTCACCGGCGACATCCTCGAGATCAGGTCGGTGGCGGTCGAGGTCAGCCCCGGGTCCTGGCTGCCGCTTCTGCGGCGCAGCGAAGAGATGCTGATCGCGCTCCACTCTGATGCCCCGGTGGGCCAGCCGCGCTTCTATGCGGTCATGGCCTCCGGTGCGGTGCAGGTCTTCCCTGCGCCGGGCGTGACCGGCCTGGTGGCCCGGGTCACCGCGAACGTGTCGCCGCCAGTTCTTAGTGCGATTGTGCAGACCAACATCATCAGCGAGCAGTTCCCTGAGCTCTTCGAGTTCGCCGCGACGATGGAGGCTGCGATCTTCAACATCGACCCAGCAACGACCGAACTCTACCGGGGGCGGGTGGCCGAGACGCTGCAGGTGGCCAACAGCCAGATCTCGCGCCGCACGCGCGACGAGAGCGCGCAGCGCACGGTCGAGACGCGCAACATCACGGGGGCATGAGCATGAACTGTTCTCTGCGTCACGATATCAGCCTGGTCCGCGGCGACACCTTCACCCTCTTCGTCGGCTTGTCGGCGGGCTGGGAAGACATCTCGGCCAATCCTGCCCTCTGGGAGGGACGGCTGGTGTTCCGGCTTCGTCAGGACGATGCCCTACCCGAGATCGTGGCGGTGACGGCCGTTCCTGAGCCGGTCGCGGACCCCGACCCACGCTTTGCTGGCATCGACTTCCTTCTCAACTTCTCCATGACGCCAGTGCAGACGGAGAGCCTTCCGGCCTGGCCGGTGGTATGCTTTGCGGAAATCAGGACGCTCGATGGCAGCCAGGTGCGGCGACTGTTCGAGGGGAATGTCAGGAAGAGGGATTGAGCATGAACGCCTCGGCCACCGTCATCGAGCAGAAGCCACAGCTCATCGTGGTTTTCGACGGCCCCCGGGGGCTACCTGGTGGCCCCGGCTCCCCTGGTGCCCCTGGCACCCCGGGTCGCTCCATCATCGTGCGTGGTCCGTGGAACAACCAGATCGAGTATGGCCCCGGGGATGCCGTCACCTCCCGCTCGCTTGCCAGCCCGGGCCTCACATCCCTCTGGATCGTCAGGGATGGAGGGAACCCGACCATTGGCCGCGCGCCGCACGAGGAGCCGAGCGAGTGGTCCGAGGTCTCGGCCGGTGGCGACAGCGCCGGCGGCGCGGTCTATCGTGTGGACCAGGTGGGCCATCCCTTCACGATGATCGGCGAGCCGGTGGCGAAGTCCGAGGCGACGGGGCGCTATGAGCTGGCCGACGCCCGTAGCAAGGACCTTCTCGCGATCGGTGTCGTCTGCGACATCCCGGGCCCGAACGAGTTCGCCATCCAGACCAGCGGCCGGGTGAAGCACACGGGTGGCCTCCTGATCTTCGATCCGGTCCCGCCCGCCGGGCGAGCCTCGGCTGACTGGATCCCGGGGCGCGTCTATTACCTCTCGACCCGTCCGGGCATGTACGAAGCTGACCAGCCCAGCGCGCCGGGGGCTTACTTCCAGCCGGTCGTCGTTCCTGTCTCGCCCACCGAATTCGTGATCCTGAGCTGGGGTCCGGAGAACCTGGACACGCCAGTTGACATTCCTGCCGTCGAGACCGCGCTGGGCGTGGTGCCTGGGCGGGAGGGTCAGCTCTGGTATCGCAGGATCGATAACCCTGGCCTTTACGTCGCGCTCTGGGACGAGACCCGGACGCGCCTGATGTGGGTGCAGGCGAATGGCTGACAAGCGCGGGCTGGTCGCAGCCTACCCCTTCGCTGCCCAGACGCCAGAGACTTACGAGCCGCGCAATGAGGAGCGCTTCCGGGCGCAGATGGCGCAGGCCAACGCCGAGATCAACGACCGGCTTGCCACCATCGAGACCGAGGTGGATGCGGTCCAGGAGGGGCTTGCGGCGATCCCGCCGCCCCCGGTCGTGCCAGACTTCGCCACCGAGCCAGAGGCGATTGCCGGGACCGACCCCGACACCATCATTTCGCCCGCCACTCTTTCGGCGGTCCTGGCCACGCTTACCGAGCTACTTCTCCCGCCCGGGGCCATCATGTACTTCGCCGGGGATGCGCCGGCCGGGTGGCTTAACTGCGATGGCACGGCGGTGACATCGACCTATCCGGCGCTGCGGGCCTACCTGATCGCCGCAGGCAGTCCCTACGGATCCTCGGGATCGGACCCGCGCCTGCCGGACCTGCGCGGCGAGTTCATCCGGGGTGCCGACCTCGGGCGTGGAGTGGATGCCGGTCGGGTCTTCGGCTCGGCGCAGCTCGACCAGATCCAGCGTATCACCGGCCAGCTGAACCAGATCCAGTTCATCGGCGGCGGGCAGGAAACCATTGGCGCCCTTCGTCGCGGCGCAGGGACGGCTTCCGCGATCTGGCAGGGGGCCACCAGCGTGAACCGCAGCACGCAGATCAACTTCGACACTGACTTTGACGCCACGATCCGCGATGGTGAGGAAACCCGGCCGCGCAACGTATCCTTGCGGGCGTGCATCAAGACTTGAGGAGGGGCCGATGAACAAGAAGGTGACGCCGGTCAAGCCGGGAGCCAAGAAGCCACCTTCCGGGCGGGTCTATTCGACCTACGACCAGGAGTACCAGAAGGACCCCGCATACATCAAAAAGCAGGTCATCCGGAACCGTGACCGCCGTAAGGCGCAGGAGGAAGGTCGGGTCAAGAAGGGCAGCGGCAAGGATGTGCACCACGTCAACGGGGCCGCCAACGGCGGCCCGACGCGGGTCATCTCGGCCTCGAAGAACAGGAGCATGAAATGAGCCTGCAGTTCCCGATCCCGCAGTTCATCGGACAGGCTGTCCGCTACCAGGGGCAGACCTGGCTCTGGGATGGTGTGGGCTGGCACATCGACGACACGGCCAACCGCATCGATCTGGCGACGGTCCCGGCCTATCTTGGGCAGTTCGTCTACAAGCTGCCGAACAGCCTGCCCCTGCCGACCTTCATCAGCCTGTCCGACCCGGACATCTATGGCGCGACCTTCGTCCTGTCGGCCGTCGCCCCCTTCGAGGGCGTCAAGGTCTACAAGAACGGCGAGCTGATGGTCATGGACGATGGCAGTGGCACGCTCGGCCAGTATGTCGTCAACCGGGCAGCCAACCGGATCGAGTTCCTGCCCCCGGGGCTGGTCGTCCAGGACGTCATCACCGTCGGGATCCTCACGCCCTCGGACAGTCTTGCGCCCGGCCGGGTGAACATCGAGGAGATCAAGGATCTCGATACCGACTGGGTGACGAACCCGGGAAGCCCGACGACCGGAATGGTGAACGGCGTGCGCCGCACCTTCGATCTTCTGGTTGATGTGGCGGGGGTCGGCCAGCAGTTCGCCGTCATCGCAAAAGCCTCAGACCTCGCGGTCTTCGTCGGAGGCGTGCGGCAGCGTCCCGGCATCGATTACAGCGTGACCGGTTCGGAGCTGACGATGACCGTCGCGCCGGTGGCTGGCGTGCCCTTCTGGGCGCTCTGGTATCAGCCGGCGGGATCGGGTGGCGGCGCGGGCGTAAGCCCGCCGCAGCCCCCGCAGGACACGCGCCTGAGCCTCTACGGCTGGCGTCCGGGGTCTGGCCTGCAGTGGGAGGATGCCAGGGGCATTGCGCTCACGGTGGCCAACGCGGCCGCCCGCACGGCGCTGCGCGCCGATGTCGACATCCTGCCGGGCTCACTTGTCCTGCAGGCGGACACGCAGGATCTCTGGCGCTGGAGTGGGGCGGCCTGGGTGCGCTACCTCGATGCCGGCACGATCGCCGCGCCGCTGGGTGGTCGGATGCAGCAGCTTCGCTCGTCCACCGCGCTGCAGCGCCCCGCGGCTGACAGCGGCCTGCCCGGCCAGATCTGGATCAACCTGGCTGACCGGACGCTGGGCTACTTCGATGATGGGAGTGATCCGGTCGATCTGATCGGCCTCGATGCGAACGGCCATGTTCTGGGGGCTTTCTTGAACCCCGCCCTTCGCACCTTCGGATTGCCGGGCACCGGGTCCCTGGTGATCTCCGACTGGAATGACGCGCACCTCGGCGGCACCGCGCCGGTCCGGGCCCCAGCCGGGTCAGCCAACCGCCCACCGGGGACCGACCTGGCTTATGCCGGCACCTACATCGCCATGGGCGACGCGAACACCGGCGTCCTGACGGCCATGTCCCCAGATGGAAACACGGTCTACGTCCGTCCGCGCTCGGGTGGGGTGTGGGGATCGTGGATCCAGGTCAACTCCCCCGGCCTCGACATCTCCTCGGCCATGCTCAGGGCCAACAACCTGAGCGACGTGAACTCGAAGCCCGCAGGGCGGAACAACCTCGAGGTGCTGTTCAACCCGCGCACGGTCTATGCGGGCGATCTGGATGCGCTCGACGAGACCGGCCTCTACCCCCTCGGGATCGGCGTCACGAATGGCTGGGTGAATGACGGCACCGGCGCCGGCGGCGAGGCCACGGTTGGGGATGCGGTCCTCCACATCGAGACTGGCGGGGCTCTGGCCTATCAGCTCGGCTTCAACGTGATCCCGACCGGCCCAGCGGCGAAGCCGCTGCGGCTGCGCTTCATGGTGGGGCCGACAACCTGGACGCCTTGGGCCAGCATCCTGACGGCGGACGAGGTGACCGCGGCCATCCAGGCGTTCGGCTACGCCCGGCAGATGGGTGACAAGGATGCCGACGCGGCCGGTCTGGTGACTGAGTTCTTCCGAGCGACCGCCGGGGCGCCCGGGGGTGAGAGCTGGCACACGCTGATGATGTCCCGCGCACTCGATGCGGCGGGCGCGCAGATCGCCGTGCGTGACGGGGGAACCAACCGTGCCAGGCTGGCCTGGCGGCACCGCGGCGGTGCGGTATGGGCCACCTGGGCCGAGGGACAGCCGATCCTGTCCGGCACCACGGCCCAGCGCCCCACAACCGGCCTGGTGCCAGGCCTCTGCTACTTCGACACCACCCTGCAGCGCCCGGTCTATGTGAACGCGGCCGGGGATGGCTGGATCGACCCGACGCCGGACATCCCGCCCGGCACGGTGATCAGCGACACCGCACCGCTCGCCCCCGAGCCCGGGCAGCTTTGGTTCAAGCCCTCCGCACCGGTCGGCCTCTATGTCTGGTACGATGACGGTGACAGCAGCCAGTGGGTGCAGGCTGGTGGCGGCGCGCTGCCGCCCTTTGCGTCAACCGCCGAGGCGCGAGCGGGCGCCATCACTGACAAGGTCATGTCTCCGGCGCTGGTGCAGGCGCGAGTGGGCCAGCAAGCCATAGATGCCGCAGGAAAACTAAACCTGACATTCGATGAGGTTCCAAACGAGGCGAACGAAATCAACCTTCTGCTCAATGGCGTGGCCGTCAGTGCTGGTAGCGTCATGTCCTTCGACTTTTCTGGTGCGCCGACTGCCCGGGCTTTTTCGGGGCGCAACCTCATGGCGGGCGCCTATTCCCCGCCTGTAGGCGATGACGATAACGCCCTCTTCGTCCTCGATAGCAACACGACGAACGCGCAAGGCTATGCCGGGTGCGTGCGGCTTGTCCGCGACGCGCGCGGCGGGTCTTGGTATGTCAGCGGCAGCTTGCGCCGCGCCACGTCTTCGATGCTGGTCTACTCTGGCGTTTTCAACATGCGTGGAGAGCAAAATGCCCTGCTGCGCCTGAACAGCACCATCGCCTTCACGGGCGGCAGTGCAAGAGTGCGGTGGCGCATCTGACATGGCCATAAACTTCCCCAGCGCGCCGGTCGTCGGCCAGGTCTACCAGGCGGAGGATGTCGACTTCGTTTGGAACGGCACGCTCTGGGTGGTTCTGGCCCCGTCCAATGCGACCTTTGCCAGCAAGGCCGAGGCTGAGGCTGGGGCTAGGGATGACGTCTTTCTCTCCCCCCTTCGGGCGGATGAGGCGATTGCGGCGCTCCGGCAGACCCCGGACTATGATCTGCCGGCAGCGATCTGTCGGGCTTGGGTGCGCTTCAATGGTGAGACCAGCACGATCATCGCCAGCTTCAACGTGGCGAGCCTGGTGAATGACGGTGGCGTGGGTCGGACCCGCGTCACCTTTCAGAACCCGATGCCGGATGCCAATTACATCATCCTGCCCATGTCGCGCGGGATCACCAACCACAACCCCACCCAGATGGGCTTGTCCACGGCCGTGCAGAACGACCCAGCCTTCTGTCGCCTCATCACGGGCACGACCGGGGGCGGGAACCGTGCGGGTTTCAATGCGAACTCTGCCCTCTGCCATGTGAGTTTCTGGCGATGAGCCTCAACTTCCCCTCCAGCCCGAGCCCGGGCGACAGCTTCACCGCCGAGGGTGCGACCTTCGTCTGGACCGGATCCGTCTGGGTCATGCCGCCGTCAGGGCTGATCATTGCCACGCAGGACGAGGCGGAGGAAGGCCAGCGCCAGGATCGCGCCATGACCCCATTGCGTGGCAAGCAGGCCATCGATGCGCTGGCGACGCCTGCGGCGCCACAGCCGCCGCATGAGGCCCTTTGCCGTGCGTATTGCATCTTCCTGTCTGACGGGACCATCGTGCACGCGGTCAACGTCGCCTCAGTGGTCGTCCTGGGTGCGGGGACCTACGAGGTCACCTTCGCCACGCCGCGACCCTCAGCCAACTATGTGGTCCTGGGAAGCTGTGAGGGGATCACCAACCACCCGGTGATGGCGGTGGCATCACCTCCCGACTTCCAGACGGCCGCCAAGTTCAGGGTGATCTTCGGGCTCACCGGGGGGAACGGCTCGACGGGTGGTTTCCTGGCCTCGCCGCCCCGCGCACATGTGGGGGTCTTCGCATGGGACTGAACTTTCCCAATACGCCCGCGACCGGCGAACGCTTTACGGCCGAGGGGCGCACCTTCGTCTGGAATGGCTCTGTCTGGCTCATGGAGGCAGAGAATATTCCGTGGGCCTCACTGGAAGAGGCCCTGGCCGCAGTTGCGACGGACAGGTTCATGTCCCCCGCGGCCATGGCGGCCCTGATCGATCGGCGGGATAATGACGGTGTCGACTTCGGCGCGCTTCAGGTGATTGCCTGGGGCCTGTTCAACGGGTCCACCGGCGCCCTCATCGCAGGCCGCAACTTCGAGCCAGCCGTGCTGGTCGGGACCGGGTCATATCGCTTCATCTTCACGACACCACCCCCTGACGACAACTACCTGGTCCATTGCTCATCGCCCTTCAACACGTCAGGGGCTGCACCTTTGGCTTGCGGCTTCAACTCAGCGCAACCCCTGCCGGTGGCTGGGCAGTTCGATATCACCACGGGTGGCACGGGTGGGTCCAACAGCACGTCAGCTGTGTTCCGGGGGCCGCAGATCCAGGTGGCCGTCTTCCGCTGATCGGTTGTGGAAAAATGCGCCCCTGCGCGCTATGGTGGGGCATCACGGGATCGCTTCATCAAGGACGTCGCCATGGACCTCATCGTCAACACCGGCAAGCTTGACTATCGCCGCACCGTCACCTGGCCGCAGGCCTCTGCGGCCGACAACGCCACCCTCCCCCGCTACGCCCCGATCTGGTCGATGGTCTGCGCGACCATCCAGGTCGTCGGTTCGGGCAGCGCGGTCATCAAGGGCAGCAACGACGGGGTGAACTACGTCACCCTCAAGGACTTGGCCGGGAACGACCTCACGGTCGCCGCGGGCGAGCTGAAGGAGTTCTCCAGTGGCGTGGCTTTCGTCAAGCCGGAGATGACCGGAGGACCGGCTGACGTCATCATCACCCACTGGCAGGGCTGACCCCATGCAGAACCGCTACCTTCCCCTCGCGGCGCGCAAGCGCCGCCATGCTGGCGGCGGTGGCGGCGGCACCCCGCCGTCAGCCTTCTCCTTCAGAAAAGCGTTTATCCAGAACAACATCTTCAACAGCGGAGGTGGCTTCGTCGAGTTCAGGGGTGGGGTTGGACCCTATACCTGCGACACCACGATCGGGTCCGGCGTCACTGCTGGCGTTCCCCAGGCGGACCCGATTTTTTCCTGGGTAGGGCATGGTTCAGCTGCCACCCCGGTCATCACAGCGACATTCTCCGACAGCCTTGGGGCAAGCTTCGTCATTGTCATCGATTACACCCCGATCCTTGGCGCGAGTGACAGCCGGCCAGTATACCCCAATACACCGCCGGGGCCGCCGGTCGTCAGTGGCCCTGCCGTCCTGACGGTGAATGGTGACGCGATCGATTATGACTGGGCCTTCTGGTCTGGCACGCATCCGTTGACCGTAACCCAGCGTCTCTTCGTGGATGGTGTGGATACGGACGGCTTCCGGCTGTCCTACCCCATGCAGGAAAGCTGGCGCGGCAAGCCCATCCAGATCCGCGAGACGGCGACCAATGCCGACGGCGGACCGGTGGAGGCCCTGTCGAACATCGTCACCGGCCCGGCCGCGCCGCTTGCGCCGCCCGTAAGCACGGCAAACCCCGACCTCGATCTTTCCCCGGACGAAAACACCCTGCTCTACACGCCGGGCACCTGGACCGGGAACCCCACCCCCACGATCACCGCGCGCCTCTTTGTGCAGGGTGTCGATACCGCCGCCGCAGCGCCCTCTATGCCGGTTGATCCGGCGTGGCGCGGCAAGGAGTGTGGCATCCGCGAAGAGGCCAACAACGCCGCTGGCGGGCCTGTCTACGCCCTCTCCGCAGAGGTGCTGGTCCCTGACCTGCCTCCCGCCGACCCGGAAGCTGATCTGATCGCTTTCCTGAATGGGCGTGTTGCCTACGGGCTGGATGCGACTGACCGTTCGACCATGTTTCAGGACGACCTCGGCACGGTCCCGGTTACTGCCGACGGTCAGGCTGTCGGGCGAATTGTCACGAAATTCAAGCCTGCCACGCCGGTTGTTCAGGATTTCGCCAATGGGACGCAGGCCAGTAAGCCCCTCGCTGGCCCCGGATATGTTGCTGGTGACGGTATCGATGATTTCCTGAACTACAACCAAGGTGGAACTGGGGTTTTCCCGATATTCCAGGGCCTCGATGGTTTTGTGGCGAGTATCTGCATCACGCCGATCGTGCCTCTAGGGACAGAGGCGTATTTCACGGCCGGTTTCGGCGGCACCCTTGCAAACTTCCGCCTACGTATTCAAGGACTGGCCGATGGGCGCGCCCAGTTCTCATGCCAGGAGCAGCAAAACGGAGCTCCAGTAAGCGCCACCACGGCGGCTGCCGTCTTTGTTGCTGGAACCCCTGTCGTTCTTACCATGGCGGTCGACCATGACGCCAAGGTGATGAAGGGGTATGCGAATGGGGTCGAGGTGGTCTCCCTGAATTTGCCGCTGACCATTTCGCCGTTCAACTATGACATCAACCGACTGCGGTTGATGCAGCTCCACGGGAACACCGTCTCTGCGCCCTCAAATGCACAGATCCATCGAATGCTGTTCCTGCACGACAAGGCCGACCTGGCCGGTATTGCCAAGATCGAGGCTTGGGTTGGGGAGTTCGCATGATGGGGTTCTCGGCAATCATTCCGGCCGCCGAGGCTGAAGCGGCCAACGTCGCGCTGGAGGCTCAAGGCTTCGGTCCCTGGAACTTCTCCGTTCCTCTCTGGCGTGGAACGGCCCCCGATCCCGATAGCTACGGACTGAACGTGGGTGGGGACCACGACGATTTTCGCGCGGCCATCGCTGCCCTCCCCAGCGTCTCGATCCAGGACGCGGCCCGGGGCATGGTTGGCTTCGACGAGCATGTGGCGGCCGAGGGCCTATCCCGCGAGCCCTACGCCCAGCCGGAGCAGCATGATGGATCCACGTAGCGCCGCATGGTTCGTGATGGCGCTCCTGCTCCTGCTGAGCGTCCTGATGATGTTCCACCTGATGACGATCTGGGTTGGGGTCATCGTGTGCCGGGACTACGCCGAAGCCGTCATCGATCCGGCAGTCACCGTGGCCGGAGCGGAAGGGATCGCCTCCACTTGCGGAAAGCTGGAAACGGACCTCTCTGAGGCTGTCGACAAGTACCTTTCGGTCATCCTCTCCCTGATCGGTGGCGCTGCCGTCTCCGGTAGCTATGCAAGTGCCGTTGCCCCCATCCCACCCAACCGAAAGGATGAAGAACCATGACGACCACGGGACATGACCTCCTCCTGAACCTCGCCGCCTGGGCCGAGACGCAGGGCTTCGATCCGGACAAGGACTATATCGCCCCCGAGGGCGAGGGTGACGAGCCGGAACCGGAGCCGACCCCGCTGCCGCCGGAGCTGCCGCCCGGCTTCCTCTCGAAGAACTTCCGCGAGAGCGAATTCACCTGCCGCCACTGCGGCGGGATGCACCCAAATGGCATGGACCCCAAGCTGATCGACGCACTGCAGCGCATCCGCGACCACTACGGGGTGCCGGTCACCATCAACTCGGGCTATCGCTGCCCGACGCACAACGCGAATGTTGGTGGCGCGCGGAACTCCCAGCACCTGAACGGGACCGCCGCCGACTTCGTCGTCCGCGGCGTCAGCCCGGCGCAGGTCTACCGGGACCTTGACCCGCTCTGGCCGGGTGGCCTGGGGCGCTACAACAACTTCACCCACATCGACACCCGGCCCAACCGGGCGCGCTGGTAGACGCTCACCTGCTAACCACAACGCCCGTTGTGGTTAGCGAAACCCTCTTTCGCGCACCACAAAGGAGACGCCCATGTCCAAGAAGCCTGCTTCCGCCAACCAGAAGGCCCGGGCGCTCCGCGCCGAGGGCAAGTCCCCCGACAGCGCCCGCCGCATCGCCAACGCCCAGCGCAAGCCCGGTCAGCACTCCGTCCAGGCGGTGCGCCGGAACAGCTCGAAGCCGGACGCGATCAAGTAAGACCGCCGCTCTTGAAGATCCGCAGGAGCGCTTCGCGCTCCTTCAGGAACTGCGCGCGGGTCGTGATGATGAAGGCGTCGTCACCCTCGCCCAGCTGCCGGTAGATCGTGCCTTTGAGGATCCCGGCGATGACCTCCGGGGGCGCAGCCGGCGGCTTCGCCGCCGCAGGCGGCGCAGCGAGCGGCGCAGCGGGCCGGGCTTCCGGCTGACGCGCGACCGGCTCCGGGACCCGGTAGCCACAGGCCACCAGGAGGCCCCTGACCTCGTTCTGCGGCACCTGGTAGCGCAGCGCGATCGCGTTCAGGCTCTCGAGCGAGACGACCATGCCGGTGTCGAGCTGGCTCGCGTCCCGCATGATCAGCTTCCGCTTCGTGCTCGTAATCGACCGGTCAGCCACCTGCATCCCGCGCCTCCCGCTCGATCTTGTCGGCGTGCCGGTCCAGCTCTCGACTGAGGTAGCGCAGCTCCTGGACCGACAGGTCTGCCGCGCGCAGCCCGTCCATGATGGTGAAGGCCGAGTGGGTCGGGCCGATGGCCTTGATCGCTTCAGGGATTGCCAGTTCCAGGTCGGCCGCAGCCATTGCCTGCCTGTGCGTCATAGGGACAAGCCGGTTGGGATGGGGCTCGCTATCCATGCGGCGATCCTTTCATGGTGCTTTTCCTTTCTGTGCTTGTCGAACATGTGCATGACGACCCCCCGCTCGCTCCCGCACTTCTTCAGGCAGATCGGGCAGCGCCAGGTGGCGGGCAACGGCTGCCCGGGGGTGAGGGGTTCGTGCGGTGCGGGTGTCGTGGCCCAGAGGTGGTAGAGGGTGGCGATGTCGAAGTTGGCGACGGAGGTCATCGGGAGGCCGTCTGCGTCGTATGGTATCCGACCTCCCTCGATCTTCGGCAGCACGGCACCGAACCCGCGATAAGTCAGGTCTCCACCCCAGTCGCCATAATCCATGATGACCTTCCAGAAGGGCTTGGTCAGGTCGGCCTGCGCCGCGAAGTCATGGACGGTCATTCCGCGCCCTCGATGTAGGACAGGACCATCGCGAAGTAGGCGTTGCGGCAGGCCAGCATGGCACCGGAGCAGGTCACCGTCTCCTTGGTGCCCTGGGGCCAGACAGCCTCCCAGCCACCCTTGTGGAGCCGCCGCACCTCGCAGGTGAAGCCGAGGCCTGTGCCGACATAGCGGTGCTCCGGGTCGATCTCACGCCAGGAGAGAGGCTTGACCTTCACGGGTCTGGCGTGAAGCTCCGCCAGGCGATTTGCGGCGCGCAGCATGTAGTCCTTGGCCTGCTCGGTGACAGGGGTGTCAGAGGAGCGGTCCATGCACCCCAGTTGCTTGAGGCCTGCGATCAGGTCCTCGTCGTCCTTGGTCATGGTCTCAGTGCCTTCCGTAGTCCAATGGGGTCGATATCCAGCATCCGGCACATGGCGTTGAAGGCGTCCCTGCCGGTCTGCCCGCCGAAATATTCCTCCTCGGCCCAAGCCAGGAATGACCCAGCCACCAGAAGGTCATCGGCGAAGGCCGACCGGTCATAGGCCGCCGTCCGACCGCTCTTGGTGATGTAGCGATCAGCGACCTGTGTCATTCGGTGTCTCCCCCAGGACGAAGCGCGTCTCCTCCATCAAGAGGCCCGCATGGTAAGCCCCCATATCCACCGGGGTGTGGCCGCAAGACATCGGGTGTGAGTGCTCATCCATGCTGTCCCCGCAGCAGCACACGCCGGCAGTGACGGAGCAATTCTCGATGACCCCTACCCAGCGGTTGAGCAAAGTTCGGAGCGTCTTGATCCTGGCCTCTGCTCGCTCAAGCTCTGTCATGTCTTGACCCCCTCCACTCCGGTGTGCCGTTAGGGTGCTCGACCGTGCGGAGCCCCTGGACGACCTCGGAGATCCTGCCGCCATCGACGCCGTGCATCCGACCAATCTCCCGCTCATGCTTGGAGGGGTTGAGGAGCAGGGAGGCCTGAATGTCGCGGACAAGCTGGGAGGTCCAGGTCACGGACTTGGCTCGCGCTACGCGCTTTCGTTTCGACCGCCGCCAGAGGAGTTCCTTGACGATGTCCTCGATGTGCGCGGCGGGCTTCTCCATGCCGTTGTCCCGCAGGTAGCTGGCGATATCGAGGAGTTCATCGCGGGCCAGTGGAATGCGCTCCCCGCGATCTGGGTCATAGCGAAGGGCGGTCATTGGACTGGCCGCCCATATGTTCCGTCCAGCATCTGGCCGAGCATCGCGTGCACGTCTTCGGCCTCGCTCCGGTTCTGCATGATCCAGCGGCAGACATCAGCAAGACTGTGGTGTGGGCCGAAGGTGACCCACTCATTCCCATGCTTGTCGACCTTGATCTTTGGCGGTGTCAGCACTTCGCTCATGACCAGTTCACCTTCTTTAGGCGGCTATTGTAGGAGGGGATCGGCATCGCGTAGTCGATGCAGACGAGCTTGCCCCGCAGTATCCCGAAGTTCTCCCGCTTGAAGTCCGTCAGGAAGGACGGCATCCGCTCGGGCATCTCGTAGTCTGCCGGGACCGGATCGGTCCGCTCTTGCAGCAGGATGCGACCATCGGGAGAGAGATAGCGACAGGGTGCCAGCCACTTCATCTCGCCGGTCGAGGCGTCGTTCCACATCTTCATCTCGTGGACGTTGGCGAAGTAGCGGAAGTTGGTGTTGTCCTCGACCTTGACCACCAGCTCGGGCCGAAGGCGGCAGGTGAATACCTTGCGGTGGATGCCCTCGCCGAGGAGGTCGCCGCAGAGCAGGTTGAAGGCATCCTTGAAGGTCTCGTCGTTCATTTTACTTCCTCGTAGGTCGCTTGGAAGATATCGTCCTTGCAGGGGTAGAACTCACCCTTCACACCGCGAATGATCCAGTCACCCACCTCGCCTCGCATCACGCCCTCAAGCGTGTGGATTTCGACATGGCCGACCACCCTCTTGGGGTATCCTGTCGTCTCTAAGTGAAGAACGATCCGGTTCTCGTTGACGCCCTGCCAGATTTCATCTGGCCAACCATCGTCCCCGATCCTGTGGGCAGTAATGGTGACGGGTTTCTTGCGATAAAGGGTCATGTGATCTCCTCGACCATGTGATCAACGGACGGTTCGTGCCAGCCGTTGAAGCTGTGATGGACACTTTTTGGGTCGATGATGACGATCAGGAACTTGGCGCTGCGGTCCCGCTCCCACCCGTCTCGGGCGTCGAAGTCGATCTCGCAGGCGCGCCGGGCTACATCCTCGGCGTTGAGGAACGGAGGCTGCCAGTCCCAGCGGCGCTTGACCTCCCAGGCATCATCGGCGGTCTCGCCATCTTCGGGGAAGAAGGCTCTCCATGTGTCGGTCATTGCAGCGCCTCATTGATCCGGGCGACCAAGGCATCCTTGGTCTGGTAGGCAGATTTACCGTAGTCCGACGGCACCCATATCGCGGTGCCGCCAGAGGACAGCAGGACGGAAAGCCCTCTCCGATCTTCGATGACCTCGATCTTAATGATCGCTGTCGGGGCAACCGAGATTTCGGGGGTCAGCATCACAAGCTTCATCGTCTCTCTCCGTCAGGGGCCTGCCGCCGCTGGCGCGGCGGCCGTAATGCGGCCGCTGCAGGTAGGCGGCGGCGTTCCAGAGGATGGCCGGATCACAGCCCCAGCCCTGTTCGAGGGCGTCGCCGCCCCGGACCAGGTCGGCGCGGACCGTCTTCTCGTCGATCATGACATCCCCCACCTCGACCAGGCGGTGCGATGATGGGCAGATGCGGCGGGTGATCCGGAGCCGCAGGTCGTCAAGCCTCGGTATGACGGTGCCCCTATCCATCCAGCGGATCAGCAGGTAGGTGGAAATCCCCATGCCAACAGCCCATCCGGCTAAGAACGCGAGGGCACCCTGAATATCCGTTTCCATCAGTCCCTCCCTGGGTGCCTGCCGCCGCTGGCGCGGCGGCAGGGATGTCAGGCCTTGGCGCTCAGCCGTATGCCCAGGTAGACACAGCCGACGAGCATGAAGTCGAACACGACATCGAGCAGGCCGGGCAGGAGGACCTGGACGACCGCGAGCGAGATAGAAAAGACCATCAGGTACTCGCGGGCGTGGGCTTTGATGAACTCCGGCATCAGAGGTAGGACGACAGGCTGAACCCGAGGATCTTGCCCAGGGCATCCAGTTCCGCCTTCTCCTTGTCGCCGATGTCGCCGTCTGCCATGGCCACGTCGATGACGATCATGTAGGCCATCTCCAGCTCGTCGGACGAGCCTTTGGCCTTCATCTCCTCGACCTCCTTGCGGAGCGCCAGACGGCCCGCCATGCCACCCTGGGCGCGCTGGATCTGCTTGTTGACGCAGGTCTCGATCTGGCTGCCGGTGAAGGCCGCCGACAGAGCTTCGTGGTTCATCAGCGCGTTCAGCACCGCCTCCACCTCGCTCTCGTCGATCTTGCCATCCACCGAGGCCACGCGGGCCGCAGCGGCCGCAATGCCTTCGAGGAGGTCGGTCTTGCCGGACAGTTTCTTGGCACCACCGCCTAGCCGCTCTTTCAGTTTTCCGAACATGTCAGTCTCCCGGTTCGTTCAGGCGGGAACCGCCGCCCACGGATCAGTTGCTGGCTTGCGCCCCGATAAAGACGCCCACCAGCATGGACACGAAGCTGATCAGAAGGGTCAGGGCGGGCCAGTACTGATGTAGCCACGCCTTCTCCTCCACCCCTTTCAGGAAGCCCTGACGGTGGCCGCGCTGGTAGGCGTCGGTGAAGATCGCCTGCAGCGCGCTCTCGGCCTCCGCGCTCAGTTGCCCCACCGTCTTATCCATTGTCC